GTAAAATTTAAAGACCCAAATAAATTTACCCCATTAGCCATTAACTGTTTAATATCATCGGGAATTTGATAGTTAGCATAAATATTGTATAGTTCTGTAAACATTTATTTTAAAAATTGTTTGATAAATATATTAAAAAAATTTTGACAAAGGAAAAAAATTAAATGATTCCCAATGCCTTCATATTAGTGATTTGATTTTCATCTAATTCCCATTCATATTCTTTCTCTTTCACTTCCATATTATCTTCGATGTGTCTAACCTGATTAGCAGATAATGGATCAGCAACATATAAAAAATAACAATTATAACAGAGTAATTCTAAATTATTTAGCAAATAATTACACTTGTTACCATCCTTAAAGTTTAATAAAAGAGGTATCTTATAATCAGTAACTCGATGTTCACAAAACCCACAACTGGGTATATAGCATTCTTCTTTTAGATATCCTTCAGTTATTAATCTTCTTTTAATTTTTTCAGGGGTAAATGATTCCCATCCTGTTCCTTGTGTAACAATTATTTTTACGTTGGGTTCTCTTCTTCTATCTGGTAAAAATTTAGGGATTCCTTTTCCACTTTGATTTTTATGTAGTTCAAATAAAGTTTTATTAGATTCCTCATCTTTAAAAAGCAAAGCGTATGGTTTGTAATGTTGGTACGAAACACCTAAGTACTTAGCCGCTGCCCTATTACTTTTTGTAAAGCGCATTGCTCTTAATATGTTTTCTTTTGAAAGAGGTTTAGGTGCGGGCATTATTACCTTTTTGATTTCTAATAAATAAAATTAAATCCCATAAATCTCCAATTGAGGTTAGGGGTATATCTTTATTATTTTTATCTAATAAGTGATTAATACTTCCATCAGGATTTATTCTATCATAAACATAAAAATTTATAACTTCTAATTCTTCTTTACTAAAGAACATTTCCATAATGGATTCAATTACATTATAAAATACATCTTCGTATGAAGACATATCTACTTTTATTTGACTTAAAATTTGAGATCTAGTGTTCATTTGTTCTAAACCTACAATAATTTGTTCAAATTTATGTCTATTAATATCATTTTCATTCTTTTTTCTTCTTTTTAAGACAGTATCAGAGCCAATGATATTTTCAATCGATTTTTTAATTCCTTGAACATGTTCGTCCTGCGGATTCTGTGACATAACTTATACTTTTAGGGGTTAGTTGAGATATTAAACTTTTACATTCATTGCACTTTTCATATTCTTCTCTATTTAGAAAATATGATATAGCGTTTTCTAACGATGGTTTCCATTTATCTTTTTCTAACTCTACATAATATTGAGAATTAGCTACTTCAAATAGTGGAATACTTTTTTTATTTTTTAAAATACCGTATTTTATAGCATATATGGTTTCATTTATTACTGCATTTTGTACTTCAGGTATGTCACTTAGTTGTGAATAATTTGCTCCTGGTTTTACTGACACTTTAAATAATGGAATTTTTCTTTTCATTTTTAGTCATTTTTAGGTTTGTTTATCATACTAACTATATTTTCTCCTAAAACTGCTCCTAACCCTACTAATACTATCGTAAGTATACCATTAAATATAAATTCTGAAATTGTTAATCCCAGAAATAGATTAGCAAAAGCTATTATTATTATAACTCCAGTGCATATTAAAGCTATAAATCTTTTTGAAGATGTTTCGTTAGTTCCTGATAAGAGATTTAAAAAAAATCGCTTCATAATAATAATTTATAATAAATATTATAAAGCTCTATTATAAGCGGGAAATCCCCATTTATATGTGAAAAACTGATGGGCATTATACTCTTTTTGAACAGATTCAGGAGGTCTTGCACTTTTTGACCCAAAATGATAAAAATTACATCTAAATGTTCTAATATTTGAAACACCACATTTATCCCATTTTACGAAAAGATCCCAATCTACAACTTGCGCACAATTATATTGCACATCTAACCCACCTACCATATTATATGTATCTTTACTACAAAAGAATGGATAAGTCCATCCTTGGGAACCAGCAAAATTTGATCTTAATTGTATTTCTTCTTTTGTAAATTTTTCTAAATCAAATTCATCAAATGTTTCACCATAATTTTTTATTATGAATGATTTAAATATCGAAGGTCTAGGTTCGATTTGATTAGGAACAATAACTACCTTTTTTGATAAAGAGGTAGAAAAATGATTATAATCATCTATCAAAATCTTATCAAAATCTTTTGGAAAAACATTATCATCATTTACATTCAAACATAAATTATTTGATGCATTATACATTCCATAATTTGTTGCAGTTGCAAATCCTTGATTTTCTTCAAATATTACCGGATTAATGTTTAATTTATCTTTAAATTTTTCTATAATGTGTTTACATATATCATATGTACCATCAACAACAATTACTATTTCATTATTAGAATAATGTTGATTTTTATAGATTGATTCTAGACATAAATCTAAATAATCCACAGCAGTGTATGTTGGTATAATAATACTAATCATGTTCCTTTTTATTTACTGATAATCCTTCATATTTTAATAAAGAATTACAGATATATTTTTGTAATTTATATAATGTTTGAGCATTATTTACTTCTAACAAAATGTTCTTTTTATCCTTATCATTTATTTGTTTTGTTTCAACAAATTCAATAATAAAAGTTTTAGCTTCGTTTAAGTTTTGCATAACAAATATCTTTTCACTTATTTGCTCAAAGATACTTTTAATTTGGTATTTCATTTTCCCAGTTATTTAATGGTGAAAGCCACATGGTTTCTCCATGAGTAGAATATCCTGGTAAAGGGGTTATTAACGTTTTTCCTTTATCTCTTAATTCTAAGAACATTTGAAAATCGTGTGGATGAGTAGTAGAGGTCCATTTCCTTAAAATACTTTCGTCATCCTTTAACGTTTTAACTTTTGCAGCAAATGTCATAGTTGTTGAATTTGTTAATTTCCAATGGCATGATTTAGATAATAAAACTCTAGTTATTTCTCCACCTGATTCAACGAATGGGTTTGCTCCATCAATATATTTGTCGGGATGATCATATAATGACACGTAATCAGCTCCTAATTCAATGCCTTCTAACAAAATTTCTTTAGATTTATTTTTGTGTAAATAATCATTTTCTAAAAAATAAACTATTTCATTATCATCTAATGTTAAAGCATAATTTAACGCTAAGTTAAAAGTCCCAGCTCCATTCCCTATAGAAACTTTCATTAATGAATTATGACCTATATTTTTAATCATCTCATTAGTATTGTCACTAGTATTATCAGCAATAACAAGCCATTTCTCAGTTAGAAAATGTTTTGTAGCATTTATTAGGCAATTAGTATTGTTTATATATGAAGGCTTTACTTTATTATAACCAACGTCTGATATTCTGTATATTATTGTCATTTATAATTTTTATAAGACTTATAAAGTCTGATTTAATTTTATCATAATTTCCAGATGTTTTACTTAACACCCTTTCAATTTTCCCACTTTCACATAATCTATCAACCATAATAAAATATGTGTCATGGTACATATATTTTCTTAAATATAAGTGAAATCCATTTATTGTAACAAATTCTATTAAATCACTATCAAGTAAATATGATGGGTGAAAAGCTTCTATTGTTTTCATTTTATGAAATTTAAAATTGCTTTATTACTTTGTGCTTCAAATTGTTTCCAAATATATTCATCTCTTGTATTTAACGTATTTACGCGTTTTAAAGGATGATAATAATTATGCCCTTTTATTCTTGTTGTTATATGATATTGGGGAATTTCATTTTTTCTAAAATACCACTCAGCACAAGTATCTTCCCTTACAAAATGTAAATCAGGCGCAATAAAAGGAGTTTTTAATCCTTTAGATAATGATAACAAAGATCCATCGACCTTCCAAAAAAAAGTTTTTACAATTTTTACTTCTTGTTCTTCATTAAATGAATTTAACTGATCTTGTGTTATATAATCGTAATATCTATAAGGTTGTAATTCTTCATTAGAGGGTTTTTGATTATTTAAATCAGGATAACGCTGTAATGATTCATGTTCAACACATGTCCAACTATCATCCCACATTATTCTTGATGAAAGTGACAATATATGAGCTTCTTGTATTTCAATTTCTGATAGAATATAGAAATAATCCTCCGGGATTAAACAATCGCTTTCACCCCATACAGTATATTTAGCATTAGGGTCATAAATTTCTCTTCTCCAATCACCAATATTATAAAATTCATCTTTATCCGTTTTATAGATAATTTCTGCCCTTTTCAAAACAGGATGAGATAAAAATTGTTTAAACATATCTTCAGGCTTTCCTTCTATTGGTTTTTCAAGCAAAGTTTGAGAGTTTAAACAAAATTTTAATTTTACAGGTATATTTGAGTGTTTTATTGATTCTTGTAATGAATCCAAAGTTTCATTTATCATCTGTGATTCATACCACATTATATGTTGTTGATATAATATATAATTACTTTTCATATTTATAATTTATAGCATCTCTTCTCATTTGTTCCAATTCTTGAAGTTTACCAACTTTATGGAAATGTTCATACATTCTTTTCATAGCTAATTCAAAATATTGATTTTTTTCTAAAGAAGGTTTAGCTAATTTTAGTGTAGCTTCTCCATAATGAACCACAGGTAACCAATCACATACTAGTATTTTATGATGTATTTCCTTACAAGTCATAGCAGTATGAATATCATACCCATATCCTGGCCATAAATCTTCAGGGTATTCTTGAATTTTTTCCAAAACTTCTCTTTTAATTAAAGGACACTGAAAATCAATCCATTCTACAAACCGGAGTTGATTAGATCCCCAATTCCTCATTTGAGGCCAAAAACATTCATTATGTTGATCTTTTCCTATTACACATGATGATACCATACCTATGTTAGTATGTTCAAACATAATTCTTCTTAATTCTTTAACGTACCTATAACCATGTACATTTAAATCATTATTCAAAAATAAAAGAGAATCATATTGACTCTCATTTAAAAAATACTCAGTAGCTGCTGCTAATCCTCCCCCAAAATAAACATTTTCAGGAAGTTGTAATGAAGTATATTTTGATTTTTTTTCTGATGACGAACCATTATCAATAACTTCTAAATCATAATCTTCTCCTTTATAAGGTGCTAACTGTTCATATAGGTTATCCGTAAATTCTGGTAGCTCAAAATTTAAAATAGTTACTAATGTTTTCATTTTTTTATCCCCCAAAAATATAAGTCGAATGCTTCTGGATTATAGTCAAAGAAATATTCTGAAAAATATAATTCAACATCTAGAAATTCTAGTATATCTTCTTTTGTTAAGTTTTTGTAATAATCAAACCATTCTACGTGTGAGAATGGACTTGCCCATCCAGACCCAGATTTAATAGTCCCATGCTCTGCTCGACCAGTAGATGCGCATGTAAATGTAAATAATCCTCCAGGTTTTGTAAGTTTTACACAATTCATTATAGTTTCTCTATAAAAATAATCATGTTCAAAACATTCTGAACTAATAACAATATCATATTGCTTTCCAGGATGGAATTGATGCCCTTTACTAACTATATCTACATTATTCCCAGGTCCTATATCTACACCAGTATATGTGTAGTTTTCAAATAAAAAATGGTTATTACCATTTATATCTAGAGATCCTATGTCTAAGACATCACAATTTTTAAATCGTTCAGGAAATTTATCTTTGACTCTTTTAAAAAAGTCTTGTTGTGCTCCGTGTGCCATAATTTTTATATTTTATCAAAATAACCCCCAATATCAAATTTAGTACCAGTATTTATTGAACCAGCTTCATTAGGGATAAAGTTTTTAGGGTTTACTACTCTAAAATCTACAGATACTCTGGTATTAGACGTTTTATTAATTTTATTACCATGCATAAGATTAGCCCCATCAAAAATTAATACTTCACCATATATAACTGTTTGAGGTTTAAAATCTCCTTTATCCTCTTTTGATTCTAACCAAATAGTATTGGTATCATAAGCATCAGTAAAGGGCATCCAACAGTTTATTTCAGTTACGCCATGATTATATGTTTTATCTTTATGCCATTCACCAACTCCTAAATTATTTACTAAATGAACTCTAAAAGTTGGTATTTTTTGATATATAATTTCTTTAAATTTAAAGTGGGGTTTAATAACTTCTTTTATAAATTCAGTATACAAAGGTTGAAATTCTTCAAATTTTCTATAATATCTTTTATGCCAAATAGTACTTTGGTCTTTAGATCTTTCTAAGAGATCATAGTCTAAATCTTTGTGTAATTTTTCCAAAATGAATACAGAATCCATCATAAATCCTATATTTTCTCTAAATGTATATTTTTCTGTATCATATTGTATTTTATATGCTTTCATATAATGCGTTTTGTTTTTCTTGTTTTTCAATTGTTTTGATGTGCTGCAAAGCCCATTCATTAGAATCAGGAATATTACTTATTGTTTTATATCCTTCAAGGCGTTCATGAACCTTATTAACCCAATGTATTTCAGAATTATTTTTACAAATTCTAGTTTGATAATCAGGAAAATTTATCCTATTCTCCATATCTAGAGACCAACCCCATTTTTTTATATGACCGTATGTTATTCCTTCAACTTTATTAACTCTAGGTACAACCATGCATTCTATATCCGAATTTATTTCGAGTACTGATTTTAAGTGTTCTAATAGAAATTCTCCTAAATATTCATCAGCATCTATAAAGAATATATATTCTTTAGTACATTGTTTTAATAAATGGTTTTTAAATGATGCAAAATCTTTATTCAAAGAATAAAAATGAAATTTACATCCAGAATTTGCAGCTACTTGAATTGTTTCTTCATTATTGTTATCTGAATCTATTTGAATTATTACTTCATCTTCTTCTTTTAGAAAAGGTAATAACTGGTTGAGTAATCTTTCAAGTTCAGTAGCCTCTGTAGAGGCTGTAATTGCATAACTAATTGTCATATGTTGCTAATGTATTTAGTGAATCATAATCCTTAATAGAATATCCAAAAGCTCTTAAATATGAACACGCATTATCGTATGCAGAACCTTTAGATACGTTAGGACCACCTGCATGATAGTGTTCAAAAATTATATTTTTAATATTATAATCAGAATAATCTATACTCATTAGTATTGGTATATCTAATCCCTCAGCATCTATAAAAAGCCAATCTAATTCTTTAATTGAATATTTTTCTAGGATATTTTCTAGTGTAGAAGTAGGGACTTTAATTGTTTTAATTTGATTGTCATCAAGTAAACCTACTTTTACAACATGGTCTTTATTAACAGATGATACTTCAAAATTTGAATCATTATCATAGTGATAAAAATCAACACTATTTTGTCTATCATCAGGCATAATAGCTATATTTTCAATAAAAATATTTGACTTATCTTTATAACAATCTCTAATTTGATTATTTAACCAAGAAAGAGGTTCAATAATAACCCCTAATTCTATATCAAAATCTTTTACTTTTTCAAAAACGTGATCATTTGCATTATGACCACCAATTTGGATAAAATTCATTACTCAAAAAAATTTATATAATCTAATGCTTCCATAAAATCTTTTTCAAGATACGTTTTTTTCTTAGACATATCCATTTTGTGAGTTTGATCTTTAGGAAATTTATCTTTTTCTGATTTTTTAATTTTAGTTGCTTTAATAGCAGACCATTGCCAATCTTTGGTTGATGTACCTTCTGCAAATACCATTCCTTTTTCGGGAATATTAATTACTGAAGGGTACCATACATTATTTTTATCGTCTACCCATTCTAAATCTTTATAAAGTTCGGGTAAAGATTCATTTTTTGTAGAATTTTCACTACTATAGAATCCGCATCCATAGCATGTCCAATATTTACCGTGAACTGAAATAATTTCAGCACACGCATTTGATCCACAACGTGGGCATATAATTAATGTTTCTTCCATTTTTTAACAATATTTTTTAATTTAAATTTATTTATATTAAAATCTTTTGATAATTCATAAAATAATTCTTTATGTGCTGTTGAAGAGAAAGGATTATACCATCTAGTGAATTTAATATTTAAATAGGATTTACGTACTAAAATTCTCTTAAAATTTAGGTGTCCCCTATTAAGTTTTGATACAAGTATAATCATTTTAAGATTTCTTCTTAGTTTTAATTTCATACTTTTTTTAACTTAGGTAAATCTCCCATTTTCTTAAATGTTGGTATTACAATAGGGACAAATTTAGGAATTTTACTATCTAAAATTGATATTAGCCTTTCACCCATTTTTTCTAAAGAAAAATTCGTTTTAGCATAATATGCTTGACGTTTTGCTTTTTCTTGATATTGTTTATAATTTTTATAAACATCTTCTAAAGTTTCTGACACCTTTTTATAGTCTACTGTAAACCAACTAGATTCTGCTAGTAACATATCTTTCACAACAGCACTAGGATGTAATTGAGTCAATTTTCCAGATAATAATGTATTATATTCATTATGCAGAAAATCTAAATGACCACTCCATCCACTCGCTATTATAGGTTTTTGAGATAAGGAAAATTCTAATAATGGTCGTCCATACCCCTCTCCTTTTGTTAGTGATACAAAAGATTTAACTTTAGGATGATTATATAATTCACTCATCTCTAAGTCTGTTAATTCTCCATGAAGTAGATATACTTCAGGTAATACTCCTTTAACAGATTGTTGGATTTGTTGAATTTTTTCTTCTATTTCATTTTTATCTAAAATAGAATATGTAGCGCCATTAGTTTTTAATATAAGAGCAGGTTTATGTTTCTTATTTTTAAATGTTTCTAAAAATACTTTTACAAGCATTCCTACATCTTTTCTATCTTGTCCTATTTCACCTTGTAACCAGTGTCCTACAAATAGGAAACAAAATTCTTCTTTTATATTTTCTAGTGTTGAAGATACTAAAGATTTTTCGCCTAAAGAAGAGGGCAAATATGTTTCTACATCAACTCCTTCAAATAAAATATCAATAGGTTTTTCAAGTTTAATTATTTTTATAACTTGTCCACTATTATTATCTCTCTGTTCAAATTTAGAATCTTCAAAAACTTTCTTTGAATGATGAGATGATACTAAAGTTAGATTCATTCTATTACATCCTTCAATCCATTGAGGAGCGCATACTGTAGTTTCTATACCTGCTGTTATTCCAATATTAAATTTACCAATAGCTTGGAATTCATTTGGAACTGTTATTTGAATCCAAACATCTGGTTGACGGGGTAACTGAGGATCAGTTATAATTCTATCTAGCATTTGTTTGTGATCTTCATTATCTGCCTTTAAAAAACCGAATGGTGTATTACCCCACATTTGGGAAAATATTTTTACATCATATTTTTCGGACTTAATTAATACTTTAACAATATCTCTTGAGCGAGCTCCGTAGCCGCTAAATGTATCTAGAGGACAACTTATTATTAATAAGGGTTTCATTTTATTGAATATATTTTTTTATTTTTTCTAATCTTATTTCTAAATTTTGAAATAGTTTTCAGTCTATGTATTCTTCGTAATAATTTTCTAAAATCATACTTTCTATATACAAATGGAGGGTTAGTAATTTTCGGCCATAACGTGTTTAACATAATGTTTAGGTTGATCTTTTAGTTTTATGTTAGATAATGAAAATTTTTCTCTGGGTTGGAATCTGTTAAAAGTTTCTTCTATTCCATTTACGATATTATTACACATATTAGTTGCATTCATCATTGATTCGTCAGAATTAACCCAATTATATGCTTCTTTACAAGCCATTTCATAGCATGGTGCACAATTTAATTTTTTATCATAAACATTATATATTTGAGCCGCAATATCTTCTGCAGATACTCTATCATCATATATATAAGGTGTAGGAACTGAACCAATTAATGAAATATTACTAGGAAATACTGGAAATGCCCACGGTCCATGTAATTTATATTTTCCCTTGTGGTTGGAAGAGAATTTTTCATTGAATTCTATCCATTTTCCCTTATCGTCCATAAATTTCATTTGATCTTGCATTCCTCCCGTTACATTTGCAATTATGGGTTTTCCACACATCATAGATTCTGTTAATGAAAGACCCCATCCTTCGTTTGAAGAAATAAGAGCAGTAACATCTACTGCATTATATAATAAATTCATTTCCTCAGCGGGAGACATTTTATTGTGAAAAATAACATTATACTTTTTATTATTTCCAAATAGCATGTCTTTTACAGCAAATAAATCTGTACCATTTTCATCTATTGGTTGAGTATGTAGTACAAATGCACATTTTTCGGCTTTATCCTCGGTTAGAGAATCTATAAATATTTTCCACGCTAACATTAAATCAGGTATAGATTTACGACGGATATTACGCGCATTATATAACATAACATAATCATATCTCTTTTCTCCAAAGAGTTGATTTCTAAATTCTTCCAATGCCATATAATGAGGCATATCCTTTGTAATTGGAAAAAATATTTTTTCATTAATCCCATGTGGAATATATTTTATTATTTTGTTACCTATTTTATCTCCTAAAACAACTCTATTTATATTTTCAGTTTGTTTTGAAATAGCAAATAAAGTGTCACATGATTCGTAAAATGATTTATTGTACATAGGATATGGTAAATCATCCCATATATTTAAATATATCATCGGAATTTTTTTCCTAACTTCATGTTCCATTTGAAATAACCAAACCCAATATCGGGGATCAGTAAAGAACATTATAGCATCAGGTTGTTCAATGTGAATTAATTGTCTTAAAATAACTCCATTTCCATATCCTGATATAGGATATAAAACTACGCTTGAATCAGAAATTCCAGCTCTTTTATTTGTGTCTTCATTTAGGTCGAATCTTTTTCCTTGGTCGGGATGATTTATTGCTCCTCCAACGTTTACCCAATTAAATTTATGAGCAGTACCTATAACTATTTCTCTTGCTATTGTACTGATACCTGACGTCATGCGAATATCATCGCATAGTAAAAGGATTTTTTTTCGTTTATCTTTTGGTGTATAGCCTTCCATATTATATTATTTTGAACTTCCTGTGTAAAAAGTATTTAACTGATTATGTAACATTTTTCTAAAAGAATCATCGACCATATAAAGGTACATGGCTCTTTCAGTTAATTTTTGTATACTAAATTTTGTTCGTATACATTCTACCTTGAAGTCTTCAAATAATGCTTCTGGAACTTTTACTGATGTTAAAATATTGTCTTTATTTCCCATTTTTTAAGTATTTACGTATATAAATATATAAAGAAAGGGGAAAATTATGCTTTATTTTTTAAATTTAGATCTTTCTCTTAAAATTCTTCTACATTCTTTTAATGAAATTAATTCAGATTCCAAAATAGTAAAAGTCGTTCCATCTTGATGGGACTTAATTTTTGAAGTAGTATATTTAAAATAGCCTCCATAACGAGAATCATACATGATCGTAACCGATATAATGGATGTGTTCATTTCGTTTAGAAAATTTTGATCTATTTTTAAATTGTCGTCTAATACTACGATGTTTATGTAAAGAATACTCCATAAAGATATAATATTTATATTTCAACATTTTAGGCTTTTTATAAACCCGCATATAAACAGGTGTTTTTAGCGTAACACGTTTTTGCTTAACTAACATTAGAATCAATTTTAAGAAAATAATTCTTATTAGACTTAGAAAATTTTGATCTATTTTTAAAAATAAATCTAGCATTACGATGTTCGCGTAATGTTAACATTAACATTGAAAAATACCTGCTATGTTTTTTATTATAGAAAATTCCCATCCATTCAGGTAATATAACAGGTGTTCTTATTTTAACCTTTTTATTAACATTCATTTTTGGCTATTTTATACAATATTAAATATCCTATTAGGTCATCTATAGCATCTTCATCTTCGTCAAGTTGTTGATTTTTAATTCGACTTAATTTATCATCAATTCTTACCTTTAGTTGTTCTAAACTATTTTGGTTAGAAAATATTCTAAGAGGATTTAGTGCAGCATCTCCATATTTTCTATTTTTTTCTAAAAGCATAGAATGAATTTTATTTAATTCATTAAATACCTTTTGGTCAAAATTATTTTCCATTAATTTGGAATTTTATATTTTCTATTTCGTCTTTAGATAATAAATTATAGTAATCTTTAGCCTCTCTTTGAGAGATTTCAAAATATGAAGATATTGATAGAATATCTTCTTCAGGATATTCTTTTTTCGATTGATTTTTAATATACTTCAAAAATATATATCTTTTGGGTATTAAATCTCTATAAAGGTTATAAAGATGTTCTGGGGTCATTTGAAATGTGTTCTTTTGTACGAAGTTAACCACTTCACAGTAATCAGGATCCATAGATAGAAATCTATTAATCATCCAATTAGACCAGTTTTCTTCTCCTAAGAAGTTACCTTTTTGTATAGTAATATTTTTTAGGTGATCAAAAATTGTTATTGCCATATTTATCCTTCTTTTTTAGGAGACATCCCTAAAGGTAAAAATCCTTTATTGACATGCCCACATTTTGCACATGAAAAAACATCTACAGGAATGATAGCATCTTGTGATGTTCCTGTTATAAATCTTGAGGCTCTTCTAAGCATTACACCTTCTATAAATACTTCGTGACCACATTCGTCACAAGTCATTGCTGTTGTTTTATCTAATGCTATTCTCGGTTGTTCCATAACTTTTATTTTTAATAATCTATATCAATTAGTATTGATTTTCCTTCTAATTCGGGAAAATTTTCAATTATCCAATTTGTTAATGTAAAATCATCAGAATATTTTTTCTGTTCTTCTTTGGAAAGAACATATAATGGATATTATACTCCACAACTAACTTCTTTTAAGGCAGGGTGGGTATCAGTTATTTCTTCGGGTATATCACAATATGATATAACAAATACGTTTAATGTTTTAAATTCCATTTTTCCTAAATTAAAATTTTTCCCCAGTTGTAAAAGGTATTATTGTAGGTGTTATTTCTTCATCTTCATCTTCATCTTCTTCATCATTACCATATACATCTAGAAAATTATAAAATCCACCACTATCTCCAAAAAATTTATTAATTATTTTTTCTTCATCTGGGGAAAGAGATTTTACTTCTATATTTGTTAGAAAATCTTTACCGTTTGCATACTCAATTTCTTCGTTGGTGCCTATATACATTGTAAATTCTTCTTTTATAGATAATATTCTTTTTTTAGTGGATTCCCATTCTTCTTTTTCTAAGATTACAAATCCTTCCACATCCATTTCATCCGCCCAGTTATCTGACCATTTTACTAATACTTTTTTCATATATTTTTATTTTATAGTTTCTAATATTTTTGCAATAGCTGCAGCAAAATTAATTTCTTTATCTGGTACAACATTAGCTCTCCACGAGAATTCGTCTAATATTATTGATATTTCGGCATCGTGACCGTTTGAAAATTCTTCTAATTTATCAAACAAATGTCTATAAGCTGTTTGAAAATCAACGATTTCACTGTTAGCTACTAATTGTCTAATATCGTACCAAGCTCGATTATCTCGTTTTTTAAGCGTTTCTACTAATTTAATTAACCAATTATTATCTTTTTCAGACCAAACAAACTTACTATCTTTGATAAGAGATTGAGTTTTAATTAAAATTGATCTAATATCAGGGTAGTAATTATTAATTAGTTGTACTAAATCTTTATTATCGAAGGCTATTTTTTCTTTGATAAGAAGAGAAGAAATATGTCTAGCAATTACCCCTTTAGATGGAGATTCTAATTTATGAATCTCACATCTAGATTGTAGGGGTTCTATAATTTTTTCAACATAATTACATGTAAGTATAAAACGTGTACTTAGAGAATATTCTTCTATTAAGTTACGCAAAGCAGCTTGCGCTGGTTGTGTAAGAAAATCTGCTTCATCTAAGATGATGACTTTTAATGGATTAAAACTTGAAGACGAGGCAAATCCTTTTACCTTTTCTCTAATCATTTCTATACCATTTTCATCACTAGCATTTAGATAAAGATAATCACATTTAGTATTGTTAACTATAATTTTAGCTAGTGTAGTTTTACCTATACCAGGTGCTCCTATTAGAAGTAAATTAGGAATATCATTACTTTTTATAATGTGTTCCATTCTTTCTTTTATAGGATCATTACTAATATAGTTTTCTAATGTAGATGGTCTATATTTTTCTACCCACAATGTATGTTGTTTCATTTTAAGCTTTTTTATTTAAAATACTACTAGCATTCATATAAGTAGATGTACCAGTAGTAGATGCATTAAGAATATTAGTATTGGTTGCAGTGCCACTACTTATTCCATAGGAATTTGGTAAATCATTATATAAAAAATTATATCCGGGTGAGACTGTAATAGTTTTATTAGGTACGGCAACTTCATTTAATAAGACTTTACTCCCCACCCCTCCTAAAAAGGGCGGATAGCAATTTCTACTTGATCTAGTGATTCACTATATGTTTCTGGGATTTTTCGAGCAGCTGCTAAAAATGCAGCATTTTGATCATTGGCTAGTAATGTGTCTAAATTCACTAGAATTTTTGATTTTTGGCCTTCTTTTAATTGAGCGTCGTTTGGATGCCAAATCACGGCATATTGGAATAGTTTTTGTTTCATTTGTTTTATTTTTTAATTTAAATATAAAATTTCTTGTTTTTTTAAATGAGTGCACATCCTTAACTATAGATGATATATTTAGTATAATACGAACATATGTACCATATCCAAAATAAGTAATAAATTTCCTACTTGTAGAGATGGTTCTCCAATCTAAGATTATAGTTTTTTTACCTTTAATAGTTTTCATCTAAGTTAGGTAGACTTTTTTTATGTTCTTTTTTAATTGAGATTGTTCCTTCTGTTAAAATAATCATTACAGCAGCTGATGATGCATTTTGCAATGCAACTCTTACAACTTTAGTAGGATCTAAAATGCCTGCTTTAAAGCAATCTACTAATTTACCAGTTCCAAGTTTAGGAACTAAATTATAATTTTTAGTTCTAGCTAAAGCAGCTAAATATGAAAATTTTGATTCACCAGAATTATTAATAATAGTTTCAAGTGGTTGAATAACCGCTTTCCACACTATTTTTTTACCTTTATTGTAGTCATCATTATCTCTATTAAATTTAATTTTTCTTCTGGCATTGGTAAGAGCTACACCTGCACCTGGGACTACACCTTCTTCTAGAGCAGCTTTTGTAGCTTGAAGAGCATCATCTAATCTATCTTTCTTTTCTTTAATTTCTATTTCGTTAGAACCTCCAACGTTAATGATGGCTACTCCTCCAACTAGTTTAGCTAGACGTTCTTGTAATTTTTCATTTTCATATGGAGAAACAGATAAATCTATTTGATTTTTCAAATTTTCTATTCTTTCTTTTATTTTATCTTTATCTCCACCACCATCAACAATAGTTGTTGTTTCTTTACCAACTGTAACGGTTCTTGCTTGACCCAACCATTGTGAATCAAATTTATCTAATCTCATTCCTTTATCTGATGACACTAGTGAACCACCTGTTAGAATAGCAATATCTTCCATCATAAGTGTTCTTCTTTCTCCAAATTCAGGAGCTTTAACAGCACATACTTTTAATATACCTCTCATTTTATTCACAATAAGAGTTGCTAATGCTTCACCATCTATATCTTCTGCAATAAGAAGTAATGATTTATTTTGCTGAGAAACATATTCTAAAATAGGTAGCAAATCTTTAACTTGATTTATTCTTTTTTCTAGGATAAGAACATATGGTTCATTTAGTACACATTGCATACTGTTATTATCTGTTACAAAGAATGGAGATTTATATCCTCTGTCAAATTGCATACCTTCAACTATTTCTAGTGAAGTTTCTCCTGTTTTACTTTCTTCAACAGAAACTAATCCTTCTCTACCTACTTTTTCTAAGGCTGTTCTTACAAGTTGAGCTATTTCTTCATCTCCATTAGATGATAATTTAGCTACTTGTAAAATTTGCTCATCACTAGTTATAGATTTAGACATTACTGCTATTTCATCAATAATCTCTTTTACAGCATCTTCAATACCTCTTTTTAGAAGAGATACATTTACATTACTATTTTTAGTAAGTTGTAAACCCTCAGATGCAATATTATATGCCAGTACCGTTGCTGTAGTTGTTCCATCTCCTACTATATCTACGGTTTTAGATGCAGCGTTTCTAATGACATTAGCTCCCATATTTTCTATAGGATCTTCTAATTTAAATTCTTTTGCTACAGTTATTCCGTCTTTTGTAGATTGGATTTGATCAAATTCTTTTTCAATTAGGATATTTCTTCCAAACGGTCCCATTGTTGCTGCTACAGCATCATTGATCTTTTTAATTCCACTTAGCAATTTATCTTTTGCTTCTTCTTTTAATGTTATTATTTTTTCCATATTATTCTTCAATTTGAGCTAGTATATCAGTGTCTTTATAAATAAAGAATTCTTCTCCTTTTACGGTCATTTTTTGACCACCAAAAGCAGGAAATGCTACTATTTCACCTACTTTAGTTTCATTATCTACCCATACCCCTGTAATAGTTCTAATTCCAGGTCCTACAGCTATTACTTCTCCCATTAAAGGTTTTTCTTTACCTGTATCGGGTACAATAATAGATCCATACATTTTTTCTGACTCTTCAATTTGTTTAATTAAAACGTTATTATGTTTTGGTGTAATCTTCATTTTTATTTATTTTTATTCTTTTCCAACTAATATGTAATTAGATATTATTTTTTCTTCTGAAGAAAATTTAATTTTCATTAGTCCTTCTTCAGATATTAGAACTTTTCCTTCACTAAGATCAGTGTTAGCCTCTAATATGTCTCTAAATTCTTTTAGAGGAAATTTAATAGGAAAAGTGTTCGTTTCTGATAACGTAGGAATGTTAAAGCTTATTTTGTTTGTAAATTTTTCATAACCTCCTATAATGAGTTTTAGTTCTTTATTAGAGGTTTCTACTGTAAAAAGTTCAGCTTCTGAAACTTTCGATGCTCTTAAGAAGTTATTAATCATTTCTAGTGAAATATTAGCTTCTATTTCATATTTCTTAGGTTCTTCTAGTCTGGGGAGTCTAGAAATTAGACTTAAATCTGCTAACACATATTCCATGCTATAATTCGAGTCTTCAATATTAAGTTTAAGGGGAATATTATTTTCCTTGTGGATTTTTATTGAAATAAGTTTATCTAAAATAGATAGAATCTTTTTTAGTTGAGATGTAAAAAAGACTCCTATTTCACAGTTTTCCATTTCACAAGGAGCTAATATTTCTCCCATAATATTTTTATCCTTGCTTATAAATTTAATACTTAGAACATTGTTTTTGAAACTCCACTTAACCTTTTCAGTCTGTCCATTTAGGTAATATTTTTCTATAACACTTATTAAATATAACTTTTTCATTGTATAAAATTAAGAAAGAAATTTTGACCTACCAAAATTTCCACCACGGTTTTTTAGGAATAATTTGCTTAGCTGGGTAATTTAATACTATTGTTTTATTTAAATCCCGCTTAGCTAGTCTAACTAATCTTAGTTCATTCTCTTCAGAAATATTATTCTTTATAGTAATTCTAATATCAATAGGAATTTCCTCAGTTACATTTCCTGCTTCATCCATAATAAAAATTGCTTGGTTTACCCAAATTTCTTTTTTTTCTTTTTTTACAGTCATTCTTACCATGTGATTAAAATTTAAGAAATTTATTAATTTTTGAATTTAAATTTGGAAATGTCCATCCTAAATCCTCATAGAAACCTTTCAATTTATTTAAAAGAATAGATTCAAATATTGATTCAATATCAACATAGTCTTTAATAAATTGGTAAATGTCATCTGGAATTTTATTGTTAGGGATGCCTATTGTTTCAATATTATATGGATTTGGTTTTAAATTAACGATATATATTTTATCTTGTTCAACAATTGATTCAAATTTTTTATCTAATTTTTTGAATTTTAGTAAATCATTATATCTAACAGCAGCCTTAGTGTTAGATGGTGCTCCTAATTTAGTTTCACTAAATATTTCACCACTTTTAGCAGTTCTTTTAATATAAGATGATATATATTGCACCCCAGTTGGTTTAGCTAATTCCTTTATATCAAGAGTTTTTAATTCTTTATAAAAGTTAATAATCAATACATCAATTTCTTCTTTAGAAGCCCCAAATAGAATTTGTTTGATAAGATTTTCTCCAAAAGTTCTAAACTTTTTATTCATATTAGACTTCATTAGTTCTAATCCTTTCAAGTCTAATGCATCCTTATGATCTTTTGGAATTGCTACTCCTTCCTTATTGCTAATAAACATAGCATATCTACGCTTACCAGTGACAATTAAACTTTGAACAATTACTTCTTGTTTAAGCTCAAAGAAATGTTTGCCTTTAGGAATATTAAATAGCTTAATACAAAGTTCATTTAAATAGAAATTTGCTTCATTTTCTAATTCTGTTGAAATTTTCAATATTTTTTCATCTTTATTTTCTAAAGATGAATATCTACTTTTTAATAAATCCCCAATTTGGATGTACATTGAATCAGTATCAGATATACAAACATAATCTTTATCTTGACCCAGCTCTAAATTAATCTTGTTATTGATGAAATTAATAGATTCTTGAGTTAATCGTTGACCTGTATTGGTTATAGCTGCTGAGCATATAGTATATCCATCTGTATATCTCCAAGCATTTTTAGCATAAGTTCCATATAAAGCATTTTGTAAAATTTTAAAGGCCATTTGAAAATTGTCAAATAATTTATATTTTTCCCAATCCTTTTCTTTACCTGCTTTTTTCTTAAGTTCTCGGTAATGTTCTCTTTTATTAAACCATCCTTCTAAAATGGTAGCTGTTGTACTTCTGATATCAGTTCTAAAAAATGCACCAGACGCAGCAATAGTATAATTATTTTTAATAATAATATTAATTAGCTGCCCAATTGATATTTCTGCTGATTCTAAGGTATAATTGATTTTGTCTAGTCGTTCTACTGTTATAGTTTCGTTTTGATCTCGTTCAAGTAGTTTTTCTAGAGATAGATCTTGTTCGTAGTTATCTTTTGTTTTAATTCTTCCTATTAAAGTTTCAATACTTAAATTGAGTGATTTAATAATAGATGGATATAGAGATTTAAAATCTAAATCCATAACGTCAAAATATAAACCGGGAAATGGTTCTTTAATAAATCCCCCAGCATACTTTTCTTCATTTCCTCTCCGAGATAAATTGTGAGTTGTTGGTTTATTTGGAGAAACTATATTTAATCTCTTTAAGAATTTTAAAATAGCTCCTTCATTCATTACTGTATTAAAGTAAATACTTTCATAAGGAATATTACAGATATGACTTATAAGTATAGATAAATCTATGAATTTTAGTCTATTTTCTAGTTCTTCTAGAATTTCTACGTCTCGTAAGTTATATTCTATAAATAAATGAATATCCTTTTCAAAGAGTTGATTTAAGTTACCCTCAAATTCAATTTTTTCTAATTCAGCGTACTTAGGTCCAATATCCTTTAACTTATATGAAGGTTCTTCCTTCATTATATATTTTTTAAAGAGCAACATATAATCCAAATGATTAATACCTGCTATTTTTACAGTAGAATTTTGACCATATTCTTGTACGTTAATCTTTCCTAAAGGTGAAAGTTTATTAGCTACTTCTACCCCTAAAAGTTTAGATATTCTATAATATAGATAGGGAATATCAAAATAATCACCATTCCAAGTACTTACTATGGTGGGATCACATTCTTCCCATTTTTCTAAAAATTTATAGATTAAATCTTTTTCATCTTTACAAGGAATAATAATTTTATCCTGTTCAGATACCTCTTTAATTTTATTGGTCTTATCTATTACAAAACATATTTTTTGTTTTAATGTCTTATCTATAATAGATATAGATGTAAAAGGCATGGGAGCACTTTTTATATATTCAGGCGTAAGAGCCCCTCCCATTTCAGTTTCTATGTCAAGAAATAAAATATTTTGGTATGAAGGAATTTCATCATCATTCTTGTAGTATAAATCTCTTAAAATTAAGATTTCTTTATTTATATCTTTTTCTAAAAGATTAGGGTCATACTTATCGTATTGTTTAGTAGGTTCAGCCCATCCTCCTGTTAAAACAGGTAAAGAATTTGGTGTTTGACTAGAAACTCTCTTATAAAATATTTGTTGGTGTTGGAAATTAATCCAACCTTTTTTATCATCTCTTAAAAAGTATGTTTTGGTTGGATAATCATAGTATACTGATTGATACATTATTTTTTCGTTCTTTAAGATATTTACTTACTCTAACCATCTGATTATAGGTTGCTGGGGATTCTAGTAAAAGTTCATCTAAATTTTCTTTAGAAGCTAATTTATAAAACATGTTGTGGTCTTGGTCACAAAATACCAAAACTTCTCCACATTCTAGACAAATAGAAAAATCCCCTTCTTGGGGGGAAGAAAAATCATCTTCTGCTTCATTTACTGCTGTTGCAGCATCTAGACGAGATTTACATGAAGGACAAAACAAATGTTCCGATTCTAATTTAAACGTTTTCTTACTCATAGTTTGTTTTATTTTGAAATTGACCGTTATATAATTCGTCGGGTGTGTGGTTTTCATGCATAAAAAATTGTCCTACTCTTGCATTTTGTTCTATAAAAATAGGAACTTCCGTTATCATTGTTGTACCCATTATTTTAGTTTCAAATCCAGGGTCCCAAACAGGGGATGATATTAATGATCCTCCTCTATATATTGAGGAACGAGACTGAATAAATCCTGTTTTATCCGCAGGTATTTTTATACCTTCATTAAAGGTTAGTGCATATGCTCCTTCTTCAAGGTCCCACCCATATACCCAATTATCTTCATCGGGTACATAAAATGATTCAGGGGAAATTTCCTCAAATGCCTCTTTCTTTACTATAGTTTTATTTTTTAAAACTAAAACTTTTCCTTTTATTTTTTCAATTTTAGAAACAGATAAATCAATTCCTACTTGATTTACTTTACAATAATTACTATTACTGTCTAAATATTTTTCTTCTATTGTTTTTCCTGTTATTATCATTTTACTGTCATTAAATATATTTTATTACTTTTATGCTTATATAGTATTAATTTTTTAAATTTAAAAGTTCTCTTACTTAGAGAAAGAAATCTTCTAATTAATTTATTTGCTCCATACAAAGTATCACATTTAAAATTAAATTCCGATATTCTATTTAATTTTACCCATGTTTCATCATATATACAATATTTTATTGTAAATTTTATTGTAAATGAATTCTGGGTTTTTCGATCTAAAAACATTTTACTATTTTTACTTTTACTATCTTATTTACTGTATTTTTTACATAAACTTCTCCTAAACTAAATTTCATTTGTTTTTTATTAAAACGTAATATTCTTCTTAAAAGTTTATTTTTAATTGTTACTTTATCAAAGACTTTACTTTTTTCTCCATTTTTATAAAGATTATAAATTTCAAGTTTAAAATTCTTTTTAAGACTAATGGTTATATTACCATTATTACGGTATGGTTTGTTTTCTAGATTCGGCATTTTATTACTTTTACTATAAAACGATGTTTATATATGTTTTTTACAATAAGAAATTTTTTAAATTTAAAACGTTTATTTCTATTCAAAATCATTCTTCTAATAAATCTATTACGAAAATACCCATAACTAGCAGTTAGATAAGATGATGGAAATAAACCTGATTTGAATATACTAGGTTCAAAGTTTACATATTTCATACTAAATTGGAAATTTTTTGCTAGATCAATACCCGATAGCATCTTATCACCATATCTTTTTTTACTTATATCCATCTAGAGGAAGTTTTAAAAGGTCTAGTACTTCTTGTTTAGCTGTTCTTGTATGGTCAGAAAATACTCCTGATGTTTCACTTGTCATCATTGATGACCCAATATGTCTTACTCCTCTACACGACACACAGTTATGAAACGAATGTATAATAACCATTACACCTTGATTTTCCTCAACAACCTTATTAATAGCATTATGTATGGCCATTGTAAGTTGTTCTTGTATGGCGCCCCTATGAGCAAAATGTTCAACTAATCTATTTAATTTAGATAAACCTATTACTTTTTTTCCAGGTCCTGGAATATAGGCAATATGTGCTTTACCTAAAATAGCTTGATGGTGGTGAGAGCACATACTAATAACAGGAATATCTCTTTCTAGAATTATCCCAGCATATCCATCTGATGGAAATGATGTTATATCAGTTGGTATTTCATATCTCCCTCTCCAAAGATCATTTACATATGCTTTAGCTACTCTCATTGGAGTTTCCATGCTATTAGGATCATTTTCCCAATCTACTCCTAGAGATGATAAAAATAATCCATAAGCTTCTGCTGCTTTCTGGATAATAGAATCTTTTTCACTTTCGTTTAGAGATCTATGTTCTCCATTTTTTATTAGTGAATTTAGTTGAGTGGATATACCATTTGCGCATCCAGGTTGTGCTAACTCTAGTTCATTAATATCAATTAGTTTTCTACGTTTATTTTCCATTCTTATACTCCTGTTGTTTTATCCCACGCACTTATATGTAAGCGTGTTAATCCAATAAATTTGTATTTCTTAGCCATTTCAAGAACAAATCTTGTTCTTTCATGAAAGTCTTTTTGATCATCTAAGCCAGGCATACAAACTACTTTACTTAAAGGTATTGAAAATTTTGTGATAAAGGAATCAAAAATTTCCTTAATATCATCTTCTGTTGATATAACAAATTTGAATTGATAATTTGGGTGTTCCATTATACGTTGTATGGCGAATGGAATTATACGTTTACTTTCAGGCATTCCCGAATTAGAAAGTTTAGGAGAACAGTTGATTTGATTAATAAAATTCTCAAATAATGGATATTCAATATAACACGTTCCATTAGTTTCAATTTCTTTAAAAGAAAAAATGGGTTCATCTTCATTTTCAAACCAATATTTGAAAAAATTATAGATAGATTCTTGATGCTTAGGTAGAGTAGGTTCTCCACCTGTCCACACAATATGGATTAAACCAGACATTATATCATTATATATTCCTTGTTCTTTCCACCTATCTATAAGATATTGAAAATCACGTTCTGTACCTTTAGCCCATACGGGAATAGTATCACATGTCCAGGTTGCATCTCCTTTAGCATGGAGATCCCCTCTAAAAGTTCCTGGGTCGAAATCCACTTCATCTTTTTTGAATTTATTTACAAATGCAGGAGTTGCCCCACACGATAAATTACAATTAGCAAGACGCACAAAATATGAAGGTACCCCACTTGAGATTCCTTCACATTGAACTGAGTAAAAATCCTCAGATATTAATAGTTTGTTCGGGTTCATTTATTTTAAATTTTTCTATTTCTTCAGAATCATCTGGTATTTCTAGAAATGCTTCTGAGTGATGTATACCTTCTATTTCTAGAAGTTCGTACCATGTACCTTCCATAAACGTAACACCTGGATGTTTAATATTTGTCCAAGGTTGGGAAAAAGTTTCTGCTTTAGTTACATGGTATACTTTTCCTTTTTCTACAGAAATATATTTAGTAGGATACCAGTATTTGGTTTCAATACAAATAACTCTCATAACCTATGATTTTTTCTTTTTCTGGTAAGACTTTTTAGTTTCTTTTTCTACTTTAGGTTCCTCTTCCTTAAGTTCTAATACAGGACGTGTATTTATTTTCCACTCTGATTTAGAGACATATTTAAAACCTTTATGCTTTACAGCATTTTCAGCTACTTCATCGGGTACTCTTTCGTACTCTCCATTTTTGAATATTGTTTTCATAAATTTTATTTTTCAACTACGAAAGCCCCCATCTTGCAAAATGGGAGCTTAAGTTTAAGTAATAGCAAAACCGGTCACGTTTTACTTATGATCTAGTTCATATAGAAATTTAGTATTTGGATCTAATTTTCTATTATATGAAGTTGATTGTATGAATATATCATACTTTTTAGCACAGTCAAGTGTTTTAGGATTAACACGACCTCTTGTTCCTAAAGGAACACCAATTTGTTTTCTACACCATACTGTATCTGATTTAGTTTCTCCTGTAGCCTTATCAACCATTAAAACTTCTTTATTTTCTTGAATAGTTTCAGTTAAAATAAATTGATAAAATCCACGTCCTTTCTTAAATGTAGCCCCATTATCTTCTACGAATTCTTTTATTACTCGAGGTGAGGTTCCTACTTCTAGTACCTGGAATCTAGATTCAATATCTATTGTAGCTGTTCCATCTCCAGAACCATAATCTTTAGTAGATCTAGTTCTAGATGTTCTACCCCCAGAGTAATATTCTTCTTCATCCTCTTCAAATTCTTCAGATACAATAATTCCCTTAAGACGAGAAAACATTCTTTTTAGGGAATTGTTTGTTTTAAATTCTTCACTAGAAGATTCATATTCTTCTAGTTTTCCTCCCTCTTGATAAGCAATTGCCGTTATATATTGTGTAATATGGGCAAATTGCATTAAATCTAATTTAGGGGTTCCACACATTTTAGCTATTCCATTATAAAAGAAACTTCCTTTGTAATAGTGGAGAGCTTGAACTGGGTAGACTTTGATTCCATTTTCCATACACTTGGAAACTTCCTCTTTCCAATTTAACTTGTTTGTAAAGCTTCCGTATTTGTATCCTACTTGGTGTGGGTGGCAATCTCCAATTAAAATTGCTACTTTATTTTCTCCTTCAGTCCATGAAAATTTAGAGTGCATATAGTTAATTGCTAACTCATAACACTCATCAGCATCACCTCCACCTGTTTGTCCACTCCAATTAATAAACTTTTCAATTATTTTTCGGTCATTGGTAAGATCAATGTGTTGGATTGTATCCCTATCACAATAATCTCCGTGAATAATAATTCCTATCCTTGTTGCAGGATCTAATTTAAAAAGTTCATCAACTAATTCTTTGATACTTCTACGTACCTGTGCTCTACATGATGACATTGAACCTGTGTCATCAAATGATATTACTATTTCCATAATTTAAATGTTTTTGAGGATTAAGATATTTTTTCTAACTTTTTACGTTTAGAAAGTTCACTAAATAAATCTACTACAACAGAATCTTCTCCTAGGGAGACAAATTCTTTTGTGAAGCTCTCATTAGAGAGACTTCGATGTTTGCTTGATAAAGTTTCGTAAAATGTCTTACTTCTTTTTAGTAAAGCATTTCGAATATGCATATCAGGCATACCCTTAATCTCAATTAAACCATTTTTTTCGGATAAGTAATACCCTCTTGGAATTTCTCCTTCCAATTTTGTTAAATCGACTGTTTCACCTAGAGACTTTGCGATTGCTAGGATTTGTTCGGCGGAGCCTTCAACGCATGCGCCTGTTTTGAATTTGTATTTCATAATTAAAGTTTTAGAAAAGAAAAACATCCCCTTTTGGGGGATGTTATATTTTGGAAAAAGAACATTTAGGCAGAATAGTATTTCACTATTTCTGTATTTTTTGCTCTGTTTCTTGAGATACGATACATTGCACTAGCAATAGGATCGTTTACGTTTCTACGTCCAGAAAGAATATTGCAGATGTGAGACTTTGAATAATTAGTCATTTCCGATAATCTATCCAAATCACCTTTTCTTGTTCTTGCTTGATAGAACGTTAGTTTGGCTGTTTTGTTTAACTTCATAAAATTTAAAGTTGTATATTAAAGATAAGAAAAAAATTTTGAAAAAAAAAGAATTTTTTAAACGACATGTTCAGCTAGTACATGTTCAACATGCGCTTTAGCTACTTCCCAAGATACGGGGCCTGTTTCATCAGCATAAGCTACAGGATCAGGGCGTCCTAATTTTAGGAATGCTTCTATTCTTTCTACAGATGAAGCTGATTTGTAGTCAGAAAACCAGGCTGAGTATCCCATTGTTTCTCCGGTTAGAGATTTAGCTGGTAGATTTTGTATCAAAATTGGTTTATAACTTGTATTAGTACGTTTGTATACTTCATCAAAGTCTAATCCTAATTCATCACAGCATCTAATACCATCATATAGAATACCGTATTTGTTTACATAAAGATAAGGAGTATACATACTAACATATTCTGAATCCCAGTTGCCTATTTGAAATGCTGTAAAATCAGCGTCTCTGAAATCTTGGCGGCAATCAGGATATATTGCATGATCACCAGCGTGAATCCCCATTGCTATTATACATTTGGTTTTATTTTTAGTTGCTAACGATAAAGCGACCGCTTGTATCAGTGAGGAAAATATTTTATTTCTGTTGGGAACAACAGTTTCTTTCATATTTTCTTTTTCATAGTGACCTTCAGGCACATCTTGTCCACCTTCTACTAGTGATGAATTTAATAATTCGGTAATTCCATCAATTTTAATTATTTGATGTCTAACTAGATTGTTTTTACACCATTCATCAAAATTCTCTAATCTAACCCCTGATACTTTGAATAAGGTTTTATTAATATAATCAACTAATTCTTTAGCTCTTTCTAATTCTAGTCGATGTTTTTGACCATAATCGAAAGATAAAGCTGTTACTTGATATCCTTCTGCTAGTAAATGTAGTAATAATGTTGATGAATCCATCCCACCACTTAGTGAGAGTACTGCTTGTTTTTTCATAAATTAATTTTATTAAAGGTTTAGGCAGTATTATTTTAGTTAAACGATTAGCCCTAATAACCGTTGCATTACAATATGCGTAATAACATTTATTATTAAATAAGGTATGATAACCACATAAAGGACATTTTTTTCCTGTTGAATTAAAGGTATGTAATGCAATCATTATTGTATAAATTTTGCAAATTTTCTTATATTAAAGATAATAAAATCTTTTATGACTTCAAATTTAGATTTATCTTTTAGCTCAAAAAATTCTTTTAGTTTTTCTGTAGGTTTGGAAAATAAACCATTGTATGGGTATGTTGTTTCTAAACAACCTAAAATTACTGGGTTTGCTGTGTCAATTGAATTGATTGTTATTTCTTCGTAATATGCAAATTCTTGTGGTAATGAACATCCTAATAGGTGGATATAATCTCCATCTTTTATAATTCCCTTCTTTTTAAGTTGAGATACCAACCATATTCTTCCCATCATTTGATTTACTAATGGATTAGGATGAGCCATAATATTTTGATATTGCTTTGAAGAATGATTAAATGCAAAGTGATCGTATCCAATAGCTTTACATTCTAAATACAGATTTGCAATATCAGCATAAAATTCTCCTTGCATAACCACCATTAGTTTAGTTCTTTCAGGAAGTGCTACATTTTGTACCCAATATTTAGCAATTTTATATGTTGTTTCGGCATCATTCCATGTATCGGGAACAATAAAAATATCTGGTTCTACATCCCAAATTATGTTTAATAATTCATCTAAGGTAAATATATCACCTTCAAATAACCCATTATCCATTATTATAAATCTTCCATCTTTTCTAGCCTTTAGAAAATGATTTTTATATTCTTCATCAGAATAAAATGATGGAAGTAAATATTCATAATCGTTTACTTCATAACTGTACGAAAGCATCCATTTTGGAAGTTCGTGGCTTTTTTGTAATATCATATAATTATATTTTTTATAAGTACATCCGGAATTATTTCATTGAATATGAAATTTACAAATTCAATTTCATTAATTGTCCAAGTTTCTTTATTATTTAATTCACCAGCAAATTGTACTAATGCTTCTTTTAACCCAGGTTGGGTAATATTATTATGGATAACTTCATAAATAAAATCTTTTGAATCATTTAAATATGAATAAGATGATATTGTATCTCTTAATATATTAATTAAATCTATATTTTCCATTGTTTACCATATTCTCTTTTAAAGAAAAACCAAATTTTTAAACAGTTTAATTCATATTTAAAATGAATATCTTCACTTTCAAAATTATCAATTATGTCTAATGCCATTTGGTGGTTATCAGTATCTGATGATTCTAGCATTTCTTTTAGAAAATCATACATTTCTTTATTTTTTCCTGTCATCATATTCAATTATTCCTTTATCTAAGGCATATTGAAATACTTGTTCATAATTAGCATTCATCCAATTATTTGCTTCTATGTCGGAAATTGACTCCTTAGTACATTTTGTGTAGCAATTGGGAGTTTCATATAAGATAATCTGACTTATTCTTAGATGTTGATATCTAGAGAACAGAACCATCATTGCTAAAAATAGCTCTTTAGCTATATTTTCTACTGAAGGATTACAGTATTCATTGCTGCCATTCAGTGACATTAACCATAATTTACTACTTGTATCGTTAGTAGCTTTTATAACTATTTCATCTTTAGGATTAAGAATCATCCCGTGATCTAATTTATCGTCTATCCATTGACAACCAACTCTCTTAATTTCTTTAAAATCAATAGCATAACCAATTTCAGCCATTTCTTCAAATTCAAATTCTAGTTCGTAGAGATAAGTATGACCATGCATGTTAAAACATTTCATTTTTTCATTCATAACTCTATGACCGGAGTCAAAAGTGCCTTTTCGTACAATATGTTGTATTTTATTCTTTGCGGCCATTATCTATTATAGTGTTTTTTAAAAGTTCTAATGCTCTATCAAAAGATTCCGACAATTTTTTGAGATAATTAGGGTCGGAAATTAAATTAGGGTTTAATTCTAATTCTTTATTAATATTTTCTATTTCTGTTTTTATTTGTTCTAAGTCCATAACTAAATTATAGTAAATGTAAAAAAATTTCTTTGACAAAAAAAATTCCTTAGCTATATTCGTATTATTTTTTTTATATTTGGGATCAAAAGGACAATGTCGACATCCATTTCCGCAACACTGTCCTCTTTTTATATGAAAAAGATGTGTAAATATTATTCTATCATTATCTTCATAATAATCTATATTTTTTATAAGACCCATTTCTAAACTATTTCACACATTCCTCCAAAACATGCTAAATTATCTTGTAAAGATGTATTATCATCTATTTCTATCACTTTAGATAAATCTATTTCGTGTAAATGCTTACTGTATTTATTGTATTCTTCTTCTGTAATAGTTTCATAAGGAGCTTGAATATATGTACCTAAATCTTCTGGTAAGAATGATAATGCTGTAAAAAATGATTTATTAGTCCATATCCATTCTCCTACTCCTTCCCACTCGTGAGGTTTAATATTAACTGTAGCACTAACATTATTTGTATTGCTACCTTTTCTATGACTAGGTTTTATCCATTCTTTATTAAAACGTTTAATTCGTTCTAGTAAATCTATAGCATTTTCCTTTGTACGAATTATAGCATTAGTTGGGGCTTTTATAGGTACTGTAACTATAGCTTGAATGTTGGCTTTAAAGAAATCATCCTCTAATAATTCAGGTTGATATATTTGTAGGTATGTATAAATAGCTTCGCTTTTACCAATTCTAATTCTTCTAAGGAAATATAAATCGTGCCAAGCATGAATTCCTGATGATGTCCCTAAAACTAAAGAAGATGTACCTTCTGGTTTAATGGTTCCAGATCTTGCAGCTTTATTAATTCCTATTAATTTAGCTACTCTTTCATTTTCTTCTAAAAGAACTCTAGAAGCTTCTTGTATATCTAGATTTAGAATATCTCCACTAGCAATTCCAGTCATGGAAACTCCAATAAGAGCTTCTTTTTCAGTTACCTTTTTCCAAACATCTCTTAAATAATGAAAATCAGTATAAGAAGCTTGTAATGTACCTATAAAAGTTGCTGCTCTTACGCGTTCATTTAAATCTTCTTGAGATTCAAGATTAGCAGCATTGATCGTTGTTAAATTACAAAACTGATTAGATTTTAAACTAATTTCAGCACATGGGTTGGTTCCCATGTCTTTATCATTTGTAAAAATAAACCCAGGTTCTCCACTATTAGAATATTCTATTTTTTTCCACAAATCTAAAAATGATTCTTTATCTATTTCTGATCGTAGTAAAACTGCTGAATTATTTGCTCTTCCTCGTTGTGGATTTTCTTCCCACCAATTTCCAAATTTACAAGATAACATCTCTTCATCATCTAAATTAAATAGAGCTATTAAAGCTGCTCTTCTTATTCCTCCTGACAATACGGCGTCTGCTAAATGGCATATTATATCATGGCATTCTAATGAAGATAATTTATCTCCATCATTTTTATTATCTAATATAGATTGTATATGGACAAGACATATTTTTAGTGGTTCAGGTCCAGGTGCTTTTCCCCCAGCTGTTAATAATTGAGAACCTTTAGTTCTAATATCTCTAAAATCAAATAGAGGAACATATGATGACATTCCAAAATATGATTTCATTAACATTTTAACAGCGTCTGCCCATCCTTCTATTGAATCACCTATAAGGTATCTTTTAGATTTTAGGGGTTTTCTGATTTCTGGTAATTTTTCTATGTGGTGTGTTTGAACTGAGTATCCTACTCCACAACCTGCTAACAGTAGGAACATTATTTCTGAAAATGCCCTATAATCATCTATGGGTAGATAACTACAATTAAACATTCGAGCATTATTAATTTCTATTGGTTTACCTGCGAACTGTATCGATCGCATTGATGGTAGTACTTTTTTATCATAAACTAATTGATATGCTTTATTAATTTCATCTTTTAATAAAGGAAATTTATTTAAATGCATATTTTTATTTCTAGTAACAATTTCTTCCCAAGTTTCTCTTCTTTCTTTCTTTGTTAAATACTTACTATATTTCATCCAAATAGTAAGATCACTCAATATTTTTTGATTAATATCCATTCTTGATTCAAATTTTTAATTATTAAAGTAATACATCATAACTTATAAGTTGTGTACATATAAATATTTATAATTTTACTTTAAAAATTTATTTTTTAAATATTCTCTATCTTCCTCGTTAATATTTGAATATGGGCTTACGGGAGCAGACATAGATTCGTCTTCATCATCATCCAATGGTTTGGCATAAATTTCAATATGTCCATTAGAAGTATCAATTTTAGACGCAAATGTCAAACCATCGGGTCCATATCTATTTCCCATTATGTGCCATCTTCCTGTTCCATTTATTCTATCTTTTCTTCCTCTAGCTAAGGATATCAATATATCTGCAATCATAATTTTATCATATGAACCTGCAGCATGGCTACTTTCTAATATATTTTCTTTAGCTCCTGTTCTATTTGCCTGAGATGGCGAAATAATAGGTATTTCTAATTGTTTAGCTAATCTTTTAGCATGTACGTATACATCATCAATTTCTGATTTTCTATCAACTCTAGATCTGGTTTTTACATAATCTAAATAATCAATAATAATTAAATCAGGTTTAAATTCATTTTGATGTTCAAGTTGTTGAAGATGACTTTCAATAGTATCAAAAGTAGCTGTTCGAGGAGGATATTCTTTAATAATAATTTTTCCTTTAATATTAGATACAACACTTTCAACTTTTTCTCTGTTTTCATCTAATTTATCAACAGGAATACCTGTAAAAATGGCATCATATCTTTTACCTACGTACCCAGCCCCTAATTCTAGGGAATAGTGCAATACATTATACCCCAACGTTGCAGCATATGCACCCATAGCAGCTACAGCCCATGATTTACCTCCTTTAGGATTTCCAAATATTAAAACTAAATCTCCACTTCCATATCCACCTTGCGTTAAGGAATTAAAGACAGGCCATGGAAATGGTACTGCTTTTCTATCATCTTCTCTGTATCTAGATTCTATATCTTTATCATACTCATGTCCTATATTTTTTTCTTCACCCGCTTTTAAAGCGTTATTCATTAATTGCTTAATTCCATCGTAATCTCCTATTTCTAGTAAAGAAACAGAATTACTAATAGCTTTTTTAATTTGTTGATTTCTACAAAAGTTAGCAAATTCTCCCTCTACCCACTTTAAATCACTAGCTTCTACTAGTGAATATGCCTCTCTTAAACATTCTGTTATAGAAAGTCTAAGAACTTCATTTTCAATTTTTTTAGTTTCAATTGAAAGTGTTTCAATAGTAGGATTTGTGTGCCATTTATTAAAATATGTTATTATATAATCTATTATCCATTTATGAGCCGAATTTTCGAAATATTCTGCGTCTAGTGAATCGAATATATTTAGTAAAAAAAGGCGCTGTGTTAAAAGAGCGCCTATTACTTTTATTTGAAATAAGTTGCCATATTTGGCAAGATTGTGTAAAGTTGTGATAAGTACCTCCTTTTCTACAAATATTTCCATATATATCCACCAGATGTTTTTATAGAACCAACTAAAGCATCTTTAATCCCTTTTATACCAGTTAAATTTCTAGCTTCAGTAATAGAATTATAAATTTTAATTTGATTATTATTTTTATCTAGTTGAATTATAGGTTTAGATTTTGCTAAAATACAATTTTTTCTATTGTTTTTAATAGCTAAAATCCATATATCTGTTTTTTTTATTTTTTTAAGTTTATTTGAAATTTTTTTCTTATGTTCTTCTGTTAATTTTATACCTTTTTTAGCTTCAGATATTTTTTCTTTCCATTCATTAGTATACATTTTATGTCCTTTTCTAGAATTAGACATTTTTTGTTTTATTTCTTTAGAAAGTTTAGTTCCTTTTTTAGCTTTAGATATTTTTTCTTTTGTTGTATTAGATAAACCAGAATTACCAAAAGGTTTATTAGTTAAATTATAAAAATTTTCATTATTAGCAGCATCGTAATATTTTAACCAATATTCTTCTTGTTTTATTAAATCTTGTTGATTTTTACATTCCTCTAATATTTCTTTTTTAAAATTTTCGCGACCATATTCTTTAATAGCTTTTTTAAGTAAAGTACCACTTCCTAAGTAGTTAGGATTATTATTTGAATCTTTACCTATGTATTTCTTTCCGTTTATTAAATTTTTTGTAACATATATTATCATGATAATAAATATATGACAATACTAAAAAAATTAGCTACTATGCTCGTAATCTTTATTAATTATCTCTAATGTATTAAATACAGTATATATCCAATTATCAACATGAGGGATAGAATCCCCTAATAAATCGGAATTGTACATAGTATTAAATGCTGACTTGTTTAGTCCATTAGATTCTTGTATATTGTTTTTTATAATTTGTAAATTTTCTAATGAAATTGAAGTTTCCTTTAAATTCATTAATCTATTATTAATTTGAAGCTGATTTGATAACTCATTAATTTTTGCAAATAAATCATTATCTTTTTCTTTACTTGATTTCTCAAGTATTTCATGTAAATGAAATTTAGCTTCATTTTTTAGTTCAGGAAACATTTTTAATAATTTTTTATCACCTAAACCTTTTATACCGGGAATATTATCTGATTTATCTCCTAAAAGAACTTTATACGCAATAAAATTATTAGGATGAACATTATATTCATCTATAACATCATTTTGTTTATAAACTTTCTTTTTACTAGGAGAATATATTTGAGTTTTTTCTGATACTAATTGCAAAAAATCTTTATCAGCTGACATTACAGTAATATTATTAGTATTAATGTTATCCTCATAAGTTCCTACTATGTTTCCTATTATATCATCTGCTTCTAAACCATCTATACAAATAATAGACAGTGGTAAGCATTTTAAATAGTGAATTAAACGTACTATTTGACTATGTATCGCTTCATTCTCTTCTTCCTTTGTTTTAAAGGAATCATAGTTAGTAATTCGATTAGCATATCTATTTGATTTATAAGCAGGAAATAAATTTCGTTTAGAAGATGAACCTCCAACTCCATCAAATACGATTATAACCTTTGTAGGATCTAATATTTTAATAGCATAACCTATAGATTTTAAAAATCCTACTAGACCACCTATATGGTGGCCGTTCGGATTTATCATGTTAATAACTGAGAAACATCTCAGAAATGTATTTAAGCCATCTATTATGAGAATATTATTATCTATATGCTGTTTTTCACTTGTAATTTTTTCAAAAATGTTTTTATATTTGTTCATCCTCTATAGTTATAGCTTCAATACTTTTATAATTTTCATCCCATTCTGATTTATCTTCAGTTATTTCAAAATCAGAAGATCCTAATACTGCTAACCATTCATTTTTATGTTCTTGTTTATATTGCTTAACTGATTTGTCGTCATCTTCAATAAAACCATGAACAGTCATAATTACTGATCCTTTAGTTTGGATACCGTTAATGTGGTTCTTATCACATGCTACTTTAGTTCGTTTAGCAAATTCTACATCCTTACCATCTTTGGTTGCTTTTAATTTAGATGTTCCACTATTAGTGACATTACCAAATGTTATTACAAGAGAAGCATCATAAAACATAGCATTACCACCTTTGTTGGTCATTTTAGGTTGAGCATATTGGTTTTCTGCAGGTTGAACTCCAGTTTTATTTACACAAATAAGAGTATTAGTGTATTTGGAAGTTTCTTTTCTTGATAATGTAAATTTTTGATTAATAAAATTACCAAATTGATTAGCCATTGCTCCTGCATTCCACATAGGGTTATTATTATTATTATCTACTGACATTCTACAAGGTATTGAACCTATTGAATCCCACATAAACAATAAATCATAAGGTAATTTACCTAACATTTGTTCATTTAATAAATCAGCTATAAATGCTGACACATCTTCGATGGTTAAGAGCGATGATCTATCTACATATAGAAAAAATCCTTCATAATCTATGATCTTACCAGTTTCATCCTTAATCTCATTAATTTCGAATCCCATTTGCTTAGCATGTTCCCACGACCATTTCATTTCCGTTATTATGAATATAGGTAATATTCCCATTTTTTGAGCAGAAATAGCTGTTTCTAGCAATAAAGTTGTTTTACCTGTATCAGACTGACCTCTAAGAAGAGTTATGTGTCCCATAGGAGCACCTGGTAATGATACTATATTTTGGAATGCTTTTGAGAAAGGGATAAATTTTTCATCCTTAAATTTAACTGATTTATCAAGATATTTTGATTTTTTAAATGATTTTAAATCAAAACCACCTGATCCATTTAGGCTAGTTGAAATAGCTTCAGTTAATGATTTTGTTGTTCTAGCCATATTTTATTTTTTAGATGTTTCAAACATTTTGTCAAATTCATCAGTTACTGATTTTTTACTTTTTTCATACGCTGTTAGAGGAGGAGTATCAAATTCTGTAACAGGACCAGAAATAATTGATCCTTCTTCTGCTTTTGGTTCAGGATTTAAAAAGTTTTGTAAAACTTCTTTTAGATCATCAAATTTATATCTTCTATTTATTGCTAAGATATCTGTTTGATTATTAAGTAAAGACTCGATTTGAGAAGCATCTGTTGATATAGGTGATACTTTAGGTTTAATAGTTAAACTGATTTTATTAACAGATTTACCTGCAACAACATCTTTTACTACAGTTGCTGTAAAATCTCTACCTTCATTAAGGTCAGTGTAATCTCCATAATCTTCATTATCGGCTAATTCTAGTAATTGTTGATAAATAATTTTACCAAATTCCCATAATTTAGCCCCTTCATTTTCTTGTCCTCTTACAACAACATTTGCAAAATATCTAGTTTTAGGTTCCAATTTAGAAGCTAAACCCCAATCTTCTTTATCTGAAGATTTACGTAATTCTTTACAAAATTCAACAATGGGATCTTTTTCTCCCCAATTAGTTAATGCCATAATAGGACCTTTAGCATAACCATAGTGCATTTTAATTTCTCTAAAGGGATCTTTAGAATTTAATTTTGATGGAAGTATTCTTATTTGATACTTTCCGGGTACTGGTTTCCAAAATATTTTGGAAAAGTCAATTTTTTCGTACTTTTGATTTTGGCCTTTATTTTGAGCTTTAGCCAATTTCTCTTTCATTAATGTAATGTCCATAACAAATTTTATTTAAAATTTAGAATTAAAGATAATAAAAATCTTTGATAAAACCAAAAATATTTTTAAAGGTTTACTATTTTATGTATAGTAGTGTCTAATTTTCTCACATCGGAACCATTAGTTAGCAGAATACAATTTTTATAATTTTCCCAATTAATTTTATAATTGACATTAAGTACTCCTTCGTTTAAAGACTTTATTAAATTATTTAATGCATTTATTGTATAGAGGGTATTATAATCTTTTTTACGATGTAATAAAATAGTATTATCTAATAAATTAGATACGTTACCTGTATCTATGTTGTAGGTGCAAATATATTCATCACTTTGAGGTGAATTTAGGATAAATATTTTATTATAAAGTACTGTATATCTTTTATTTATAGTGTCTAGTGTTTGTTCTAAATTTTCTTTTTTGGAAAATGTACAAAATAATTTATTCAATTCTGATTTTTCATTTAAGTATTCATTCATACATATTTATATTTTTGTTAATTCATGATAATTTTTACCATGCTTTATACTTACTGGGAAGCCCAATATTTTTACTATATTATTATATACTTCAGGTTCATCATTACTAAAATCAAATAAAAATGAATCATAAGTATAAAGTATAAGTTTTGTTTTTTTATTTTTTAATATTTCTAATATTTGTAGAATTATTTCTACATTTCTCTTTGTTTCTAAAGCCTGGATATAGTAGTTAAAATGTTTATATTTATTTTTTATGTTTAAAATTCGTAAAGGAGTTTCTTTGGGGAGAGAATGATTTACAAATTCATTAATATCATTAAAAAATGGAATATGTAAATATTCCTTTCTAACCCCACCATAAATTTGTTGAAATACAAGTTCTTTTGCTTCTGATGGTGAATTATGCATTTCATGTGCTAAAACTTCATATACATTGTTCTTTTGAAAATAATCTTTACCTAAAAGGTGTTCAATTAATCTGGGATGATATGCATTGTAATCAATTTCTAGAAGAACATCATTTTCTGCTTTAAATGTTGCTCTTTCTCCATTTACTTTATTGAGTGCAGCAAAATTAATATTATTAAATGTATTTGACGGACGACCTGTTAACGTGTATAAGTTATACTGGGAGTATATTTTTCCATTTTTGATAGAAAATTTAGATTCACTTAATACAGAAGCAAAATAATGAATATAATTATTTTTATCAATAGAAATACCTTCTTGTTCAATCCTAAAGAATGCTGTAGTGAGTTCATTATTATTGAAGGAATAAATATTATCGTCATCGCGGTATGCTTTTATTGTGTCTTGTACCGCTATAAATATTTGTTCACAATGTTCATAGTGCTTACTTATAGGAATTATTTTATTAATATTTAAATTATATTTAAATTTACTATAATAAATCTCAATGCACTTATTATACTCAGGTAATGTTTGTAAAAATGATATAAAATTTATGTCAAATAATTTGTCATACCACTCAATATAATGTAACGTCTCTTTTTTATCTACTGTAAATAATTTGTCTGTTTCTGTCCTCAGAAATGAGAATACCTTATCTAAGGGTAATCCTAAAGACTCATTATGGTCAATACATAAAATATAACCTTTATGAAAGTTTACTGGATGTAAATAAATTAAACTAATGTTTGTTTTTTGGATACATGGGTGACTGTAGTCATTACCTGGAATTACCTTTATAAAACAATTTCCTAAATCTCGTAGCCGTTCTAACTGCTCTACCTTCTCAACTACATAAAACATAACTATTTTTTCTTTTTGTTTAAAAATAATGACTTTTACTTAGACTTCCAAGAAAGTCTTTAAACCAACCATTTTTTTATCGGCCATTTCTAATTCATTTTGATCAAAATGTCCTGATTCGGTGTCATTTTTTAAAAGGTAAAATTTTAACGAAATAGTTTGCCATTCATTATCATTTTGTAATGAGTCGAAATCATTTCTTGATATTTCTTTTATTAAATATGGAATAGTATTGTTCTTTTTAGCAAAAAATCGAGTAGATATCAAAGTATCTGCTTCTTGTTGCGTTGGTTTCCAAATCACTGAACTAAAGTTTTTGGTTGAAGGTAAATTCTTTAATTTGGAATAAGCGAAAGTAAAAGCCTGTGAAAGAAATGAATTAGATTCTGTTATTTTTTGCAATTCAGGTGCATTTTGATCAAAGGTTTTACCTGCAAACGATTTTCCATTAATAGAATAATAATTACCTTGATATTCTTTTTGAGTATCCTTTAAAATATATTCTTTACCAGAAGTATATTTATTTTGAGTTATTATATTTTTAGGTAATTTCATTATTAATTTATAATACCTCTATCTTTCATACGTTTTAAAATAGCAGCTGCTCCTGGTTGTTGGCTAACAGCTTCAAAACTGAATACTTTATCTTTTACAAATTTACCAGCTTTATATTGATTTGTGTATGACCATAAATACGGAGAATTTACACCATATTGTCTATATCCTAAGCCATTATATTTTTCTAAAGCATACAATTGTTGATAGATTGTACTAAAATCTGTTTTATCAAATTCGGCATCTTTTAAGGCTTGTACAGCGCTTTGCTCAAAAGTATAAGGAGGATTTATACCTACTAATTTTCCTGAAGGATATCTAATTGTTTTAAATTGTAAAGAATCTCCATTATATAAATGCTTACTGAAGTCTAAACTACATTCATTTTGATGTATAATAGCTACAATATACCATGGTGTATTTACTTGTGAACCAATGTTTGTGTATCTATTCTTATTAGCAACCATTTGATTAATCAAAGTATCTAATTCTCCATACTTATCACTATTAACAGTAGCTGAGTCCCACAATTGTTTAATATTTCCCACACTTGGTTGGCTATTAATATCACTTATATTTTTAGTTTTAAGAGTATTATTTTCAACAACTACCAAATCTTCAAATTTTATAAATTGTCCTGAAGGATTATCTAATATGATTGTCTGAGCATCTATGCTAGTTGTCCAATCTTCATTAGCTACCTTCCCCCCAATTCCTGTAATTATGTATCCTATTCTCGATCCTACTTCACCGCCTTTATAACCTTTAGGTAGAATATCTGATGGAATTTTAAAAACATGTCCTATTACTAACCCACCAATACCATCCATTTCTAAAGATAATTTAGTAGGAATTATTGCTCTGTTCTTTATATCTGATTTAGTAATATTTTTAAAAAATACAATAATATCTTTTAGAGCATTTTTATACTCAGAAGATTTATTTATATCATATTTAGCAGATGCTACATATCCTTGTTCTAGATTTCCAAAATATTCATATAATGAACTTAATTTAGTTTCTAAGTTATTAAGTTTGTTTTTAATTTCTTCTATTGTAGTTTTAGTATCTTTAGATGTGTTTAAAGGAGCATCTTTTTTAGGAATAATTCTATCTACAATTTTTTTATTAAAATCTACTAAAGTACTACTATCAACACCTAAAGCACCGCCACCAGTTTGAGCTCCAATAGCTACGATTGTTGCTTGTTCTTGGAATATTTGTGATTCTAATTTATAATTTCTTACAGTTGAACGTAAATTATGTACTTGTAATTCAAATGCTTTTTTATATATTTCATCTCTAGATAAATTATCAACATAATTAATATCTATTATTCTTACCATACCATCTATGTGATCAACATGAATATCAAAATTACTCACATTACCAATTGCTTGAGAAACTTCAGACATGGTGTTTTTTAGATAATCATATAAAGATATTTCATTTTTTTCTTTTTTATCTTGAGAAGAAAGATTAATATTTAATGAAAGATTATATAAAAAATCAACGTTTAAAAATATATTACCAATTATTCCTAATTCTTTATACGGATTATTGTCAACAAAATAAGGGAATTCTTTTAAAACATTTAAAAATTGAAGATTTTTATAAGCATCACTTTGTTTGTCATTAAAAGATTTTTTAGCATCATTTAAAGCTTTAGTTTCTTCTTGAATGGGGTTATTAACAGTAGCAACATAATTGAAATTTATTGTTCCTAAAGTTCCACGAACATCACCCACCGCTTCAATTATTTGACCTGTAGATAATCTATAAGCTAAAAAGTCTTTAAGAGAAGCATTTTGACCAATAACATCAGTTAGTTTTTTTCCACCAACAACAACTTCTAAATTATTTTTTTGTTGTTGAAATTGTTTATGAAATTCTTTAATTTCATTTGTATTTTGTCTAGTTTGAATTTTTATCTTAGTGATAATTTCTTGTTTATATGAATCTTTAAATGTAGTTATATAAAATTTATATAAAATATCATTAATTAAACTAGTATAATCTGTATTTGAAAATTGAATTAAATTATCCAAATTAGTATCGTCTACTGTAGATGTGGATACTTTAAATCCTTTCTGCCAAATAGGACTTGAAATCAAACAAACAGATGGATCTGTAGATATTTGTAAAGGATGGGCTAAACATAATAAACTTTTATCATCTTGATTTACTTTATCATATTTTCTTTCTTTATCAGATAATGAAACAAAAGGAGAATTTCCTTTAACATCTTTTAATAAAACATACTTATTTAAAATTTTTAGAAATGATTCTAAAGTTATGTATACTTGCGTATTTTTTGTATTTTTTTGACCTGTTACTTCTAAATTTTTAGCAAAAAAGTGATAGTAATCACCCCCATCATTTATAGTATATAATTGTTCTTTTCCTTTAGTACTACTATATACAATTTCTTTTAACTCATAACATATTCCTGCTAAAATATTTTTATTATATTCTGTAACTAAGTCTTGAGAATTTAAATTTATTTGAGATAATCTACTAGCTAATATACCATTAGTTCCTATTGATGTGTTTAAATCAAAAGGAGCATAGTTAACTTTAAGAGATTCTATTACTTCCCCTAAAGAAATTATATGAGTTTGACAATCATAACCACCATCTGGACGAGCTGACCAACTATAATTTTTAACATATCCGAAACAAGCATCGTAGTTACCCTTATATTCTTCTGTTGCTTTTACAAAAATTTCTTTAAATATTTGTTCTTTTGGTTTTTGTTGGTTAATAATATCATAATATTGTATATTAGTTTTATATGAACCATCAGAATCTAAGTAAGGAGCCCATCCCCATTCTACTAAAACAGTATAACCAGGACGCATATATAATAATTCTAAATCTTCTAATTGTCTAATATCCCACGCTACAAAATTAACTGTTACTTCTCTTAAAGATCCATATGCTGATTTAGATGCAATAGAAATATCTGTAATACCAGGCATTGGTCTAATACCTAAGCGATAAGGTTGTCCTGAAGGACTCACGTTAGAGTAAACATCGCTTATATTTTTTCTAAGATTTCCGTCTTCTTTTAGTATTCCACCTTGTAAAATATATTTTTTAGCTAAAGCACCACCATCATCTTTTACAGGTAATCCATTTTCATCTACTTCCGTAACTATATTAACTGCTGAGGTCATTCTAATCCATGAGTTGCGAGAATTTAGGTATTGTAAATTTTGAGGAGTACGATTTACTAATGCATTTTGACGTGCATTTATAGAGGCACTAATTGCCGGAATAAATGTATCCTTAAATATGCTCATGTGTATTTTCTATTTTAACCCTCTTTTTTAAAATACCCCATATATATGCATTATTACTATTCTGCCATTTTCCTAAATTTTCAAAACGAGAATCATTTATCATTTCATCATAAAATTTTTTATCCGTAATATCATTTCCATAATATTCTCCATCTCCATTTATTGGAAATATCCGACAATAATATTCTGGGAAATGTTCAGGACCTGGACCTTGACCTCCATCCCAAAAAAATGTATGAATTTTTAAAAAAACCCCGTCACTTACCTTATATGCCATAAGGAGATTAGGATTATTTATACCAATTTCGGCTAATATGTTTGAAAATTTAATCATCTAGCACTATTAAAATCGTTAAACAGTTTTAAAACAGCATTAAGATCAGTTGGAATTCTTAATTGCGTCCCTGGTTGAGGAAATAACGATCCTCTAGTAACATTATTATTAGCAGCCGAAATTATTCTCCACAAAGATGAATCTCCGTAATAATTATAAGCTAAATTATCTAATCGATCTCCAACAGATGTAATAATGTAAAAATCATTATTAGACAAAGGTATATTAGGATATAACTTACCTTGATAATAAGGTACTCCTTGATCTGTTTTTTTTATGTCTAGATTAGTATATAAGTTCATTTATTTTTCTCCCAATAATTTTCTAATGATGTTTTAGTCCACCAATCCCACCCACCTTGATTTTGGGGTAGATCTTTTTTTGGTAAATCTCGTGCACCAATCATTGTAAGTCCTTTATTATGGACAATTTGTTTTACTTTTTGAGGAGGATTAGTGTCATATAGAGAAAATTCTAAGATATCTCCTTCTTGAATTCTTTCAAATTTTACTCCTGGTTTATCTAAGTTCCATGTCTGAGAAGGTTTATTAACACCAATTTCGGCTAATATGTTTGAAAATTTTATCATTGTTTACCTTCGGGAAGTGGATTTTTAATTTCATCTAACCAAGGATTAGACCCTTTTGTTCCTTTATTAGCAATATAAGGAGAACTAGCATCTTTTTGTGGTAAATTATTGTGAAGAATTGTACAAGTTATTGAAACATCAATAATATGAGGCAATTCATACATTTGCACATCAGCTCCATTTTCTGGTTCATCTAAAGCTATCTCCCAAGGAGCATCATCAGCTATTGTATATGACAGTGAATTAATAATAGCTGTTTCTCTATATAGATAATTTCCTAAAGTTAGTCTGATCATAGGTCCTCTCATTAGATTATTATCATAATCAGGCATCGTATTACTAGCTAGAAAATTTAGTTTTTGATACATTGGTTTCATTTCTTCTTTTGATAGAGCTGCTACTTTAAATGTAAATGAAACTTGTCGATTAAAACCATTATATATGTTAAATTTTTCTCCTCTTCCTGCATATTTGATAGAACCCCATTCTGGTGAATAGTTATCTTGTATACTTTTTAAATAAGCTCTAAATATCATCCATACTGAATCTAAAGGATTATCTGTTCTTATTGCTTCTATTCTGAATTTTATTAAATCCCTAACATTGTGATATTGTCCGTTTATACTAACTCTAGTTCCGGGTGGTGTAGTGTCAGAAAATAAAGGAGTAAGATTTATTTTGTCTGTTTTTCCACTTCCTACACGTTGTTCTCGAGAAATTGAATTCCAACTTCCATTAGTTTTTAGTAAAATAACTTTATTATCGGAATTTACATATCCTATATTATCTTGAGGAGTAGAAACATAATTTCCTTGAGCATCTATTATTCCAAACTGATTTAATTCTGTACTTCCTGTTATATAATTTTTTTCTCTTAATTTTTTACTATTTATAATATTTTGTAAGGTTTGATAATTAGCAGGAAGTTTAATATCACTATAAACCTTTTTATCTCCAACTTTTATATTCTCAATATGAGTATTATTGTAGGTAACATTATCTAGATCGTCAGGTTTTTTAGTAGGTCTATTAGGGTCAATATCTGGTACTGTAGTAAAATATTGTCTAGATACTCCTAATAAATTATAATAGTTTATTTGTCCTTTTTCTGTTGGTTTATATTTGTTAGTAGCGTTATTTGTAAAATCATATCTTCTTATAGTAGTAGTACCAACACCGTAAACAGAATCAGGTCCTCCTATATATTGATTTATATTTAATTGTTGGGGTTGAACAGCAGGAACACTAGTTCCAAATACTCCATTAACTATATTTAAGGCTGTATTAGCTACTCCTAAAGCTCCATTAAAAATATTTAAACCTGTCTGAGACTGAACAGGATTAATTAATCTAGTAGTTAGATTAACTAATCTATTTTGTCCTTGTTCATTATTATATTTAACTACGGCTTCGTATTTGGTATTTTCATCTTGTATAGGTAATAAACCGTGACGATTAAAATGACCTCCAAATGCATTAACTGGGATTTGAGCTAAAGTATTTAATCCTAAGTTATATATTCTTGTAGGACCTAAGGTATTACTTAAATCACTTAATGTATTTCCAATAAAACCTAATATACCTTGTCCATTACCAATTTGAATTTTTTTAGTTTCAATAGCTGGATTAGATAATTGTAGTCCTACTTGTTTAGCTAAAAACAAAGGACCTCTAGGAAAATCTGTAAGGAATTTACTCACCCTTAAGGTATCTTCAAGAGAATGCCCTAAGGCACCTAAGGCGCCTCCTCTTATTAAACCATCGTCAAATACAGGTGGACGATCCTCAGGTATAGCTTTTTGAATATATGGTTGCCCACTACTATCACCTCCAGGTTTATCATTTCCGTATTTAAGAGATTTAAGATTAGTCTTTAAATCTAATATTCCAGGCATATATTAATATCTCCCTTCTTGAGGTCCTAAATCAGGATATTTTCTTCCGGGTAATGATTTATAAATAGTTGATACTACTGAACCTGGTAAACCTGCTTGGTAGTTATTAGGTGCAATAGGATCTGTTTCATCCAAATGAGATTCTTCTTTAACAGTTGTATTTCCGTTTTTATTAAAATCTACTAATTTTACATTTGGAACTGAATTAATAGAGTAAGTATTTTGAAGCTTACTAGCTGCAGGATCTAAATTATTTGTAGAATCTACATATCCCCAATTTGATATAAATTGTTGAGGATTAAATCCATTTCCTTGTAAACTTAATGTACTTTTTGTTAGTTGATCTAGTACTGATGCCATGGTTATTGTTATTTTATATAAATATTAAATTTTTATGCGGTTTTATAGGAACCTTGTGTTAATAGGGTACCTACTTTTCTACCATCAAGATTAATAGTAGTATCTTTTTGATATAATCTATCTACAGATGCTTTTACGTCGTTTATTGCTTTTATCATTGGAGATAAATCTACACCTGATGAACTTCCTTTATCAAATAAATTAGTACCTGCCACCACTGTATCTTTATTATTTAATGCTATTGCTCCTTCAGGTCCTAGTAGTGTACGATTTCCATATCCTGGAGAAACAACATCATCTCCTTTAGTTAAATTTTCAATTCCTGCTCCTATTAATCCAATAGCTAATAGTCCTCCTAAAGCTGCTACAGGATTTAAAAATACAGCTATTGCTCCAACTAATAATGCTATTGTTTTTAATACACCCGCTAATCCTGTAAATGTACCTGTTATAGTGTCAATTAATGAATTTAACCATGAAAATGGTTTAGTTATATACGTCACTAAAGATAATATATCCGTTAATAAATCTAATAATTGACCAAATGGTCCTTCTACTAGAGTTCCTACTATATCTTGTAATTTTAAAATAGCATTATTAAATTTTTCTTGTATATTTTGACGCTCTAAAGCCTTTTTAGCATCTTCTTCATTTAATTGAGCTAAAGATTTACCCGCTTGTAAAGCTTCTTCTCTACGTCTAAGTTGTTCTGCTAATTGATCTGCTTGTAAGCCAAAAGATTCTGCTAATGCCTTTTGAGCAATAACATTCATTTGAGCAAATTTAAAAGCATCAATTCCTTGATTAGCTATTTCTTGTGCTACTCCGGCTATATCACCTCTCAAAGCTAATTCTCTAGCTCTTTCTAAGTTTAATTGTTTACCTATTAATAATTCAGCTTTTAATTCACTTCCTATTGAAGATTCAAAATCTAATAAATAACTAGAAGTAGATTTAGCTTCATCTAAAGATTGACCTAATGCTTTTATTTGAGCAACACTTTTAGCAATCAATTCGGGATTATATCCTAAGTTTGCTGTTAGTTGTCCTGATACTTTTGCAACTTCCGCTAGTGTAGCTTTTAAAGGTAACCCTACTTTATATTGATTTGAAATAGCTACAATTCCTTTAACATATGAATTATAAATAGCTTCTGACGATTTACCTGTTAAAATAGATAATCTGTAAAATTGAGCGGCTTCATCGCCAGCTAAACCTACTTGTTTAGTTAATTTAACCTGTGTATTTAATATATCTTCTGAGTACTCAGATGTGTAACCAGTCGTTTCACTTATTTGTTTAAACGCATCTACTAAATTAGTTGTAGTAATGTTAATATTAGTTGAATCACGAGCTATTTTTCCTATATTATATCTATAGTCGTCAGTATTGGAACCCAATGATTTCCCAATTTCTGTTGATTGAGCTATAAATTTACTTGCTTTATCAACAATAAAACCTAAAGCTAATGCAGCCCAATTTATGCCTTCTAAAAATCCTTTTATTCCGGCTCCCCATATTTTAAAAACACCACCACCCTCTTTAGCCTTATCAGTCATTGCTTCCATGGCTTTATCAAGATTAAGAACATCTCCTATAATAGGAATTTTCTTTAATCCTTTAAATATTCCAAAAAGAGGTTGTAACTTTTTAGCAAAAACATCAAATTGTTTTAATTCTTCTTTTTGTAATTTAATAATATCCTCAATTGTATCTTTTTGTTCTTTTAATAATTCATTAAGATTAGATAATTCTTTTTTTCTTTTAGAATTAGTTGTTAACTCAATTTCTTTTTGTATAGCAGATATTTGACCTTCTAACGCCTTAGATAAACCTTCTTCAAGTTTTTTAATTTCTTGAGTAATTTTTTTACGAGACAATTCACCTTTAATTGCTTTACCAATTATACCATTTGTTCTAAGATAAGCATCCTGGATTTCGTTTATGTGTTTTCTAACACTTTTTAAAGTTTCATCTGTTCTAGCTTTTATAGATGTATTAATATTCTTTAGTTTAGTCATAATATCACTAGCTGCATCTCTGAAAATTGCAGTTAACGATGATAACTCATCTTTAATATCATCAATATCTTGTTTGGGATCTAGGTTAGGATTAATTGCCATATGTGTATAAATATTTAAGACTCCTATTTTTTAGGAGCCTTAGCGACATAGTCTGGAGTTATATCTAGTTTATGCACGGGTTTTTTATTTATATTTAATTCTTGTTGTTGTTTTTTTACTTTTTCATTTTGTTCTTCGTAATGCTCTTTCAACATATTAAATGTGAATATTCTTAACCAAATAGGCATATTATATATAGTATCCCAATCATATCCTCCTTGTCCATTAAATACTATTTGATGAATAAGTCTAAATAAATTAAGTCTATATTCCTGCGTCAGGCCAAAAAAAGTTAACATCTATTGGGATATTTACACCCTCCCCTGTGTAATTTTCATCCTCTGGCATAAATTTAAGAATAATATCGGGTTGTATTTTTTTATAGTATTCTCTAAAAGCTCTAGAATCTTTTGCTATTAAGTAATTATCTATAAAATCTCTGATTGATTTTTGATCTCGCTTTCCCTCTACAGAAGTAATCATATATTTAAGACGAGTAGTTAAATCAAATGAACCTTTAGGAAATGCTTTAGCTAATCCCTTTAATTCATCCTCTATTTTTTTCTCATCTCCATGAGTTAATAATTTAAATGTTATTTGATTACCGGAGTTAGGTAATTCAAATTTAAATTCGTTCGTTCCTTTCGTAAATAAACTTTCATCTAACTCTTTAGTTTGTAAAGTTTGTAAATCTATTGTTACTTCTTCATCTTTATATGTGAAACTATAGTCTTTTCCATAACCTAATATACGAGCAGCTACTAAGATAGCATTTTTATCCCCCATAACTAAATCATCATAATTAATTTTAGAAACTATTAAAGATTGTAATAATTTATCAATAACTGTTCCGTTTTTTATAAAATTTGTATTGGTAAGAATATCTTCCTCGCGAGCCGTCATATATTTCATAGATATAGAACCTGATGATAGCGGATTAGACTCGGGGTATACTAGACCTTTTGAGGGCAACATAACTATTTCTGTTGGTAATTTTAATTCAGCCATATTATATCTTTTGATATAAATATATACTATTCATCTTCTTCGTCCAAATTTATATCGAGTCTTTTAAGATCTGATGGACTTTTAGAAACTTCAAAATCATAAACCTCATAAATATCCCCCATATATGACAGTCTTAATTTAAGATTTTTATTAGGTTCTAATACAAATCCTATAACGGTACATGATGTTTGGTCAGGATCATCTTTCATATATATTGATTGTCCATATTCAAAAGGGATAGTAACTTTCATATTAATTGTTTACAATAAATATTTTATAAAGTAAAAATGCTCGAATAAATCGAGCATTTCTTTTAAATTTAAAATTATTTTAGAAGTTTAATACAGCATAATCAATTGCAAGAGTTAATGCTAATGATATATAACTATCTGCGGCAAAGTCATAATCACCAAAAGTAGCAGTTTTTACATATGCTCCTTTAAGATGCCATTCTCCAACAACATCCCCTGGAGGTCCAATTATATCAAAAGTTATATCTTTTTTATAAAAATCAGAATAACCGTCTCTACCTGTTACTGATTCGTGAGCTAAACGAGCCCATTCCATTACGGCTTGAGCACCTGAAGGTGTTATAGGATCATATAATTCAATATTAACATCATTCCATCTAACTTTACCTTTAACTTTACGATAAACGTTGATATGATCTAATACAATTTCTCCTGCGTCGAATCCTGGAGCTACAACCTTTTTTATCATATATGATGGAATACCATCAATATACATTATAAAGCGATTTTGAACTTTAGGCTCAAACGCTGTAAACATTATTTCATTTGGGTTTAATACTGGCATTTTTTAATTATTATTTCTATTAATAAATATTATTAATTATGACTTATTGTGGAAAAGTTGCACCAGTAGGAAGAACATTAAAGTCTAATACTATAAATTCAGCTGTTTTAGTTGGTTGAATATATATTTGTCCTACTAATTGATTTCTATCAATTACATCTGCTGTATTATTAGAATCGTCCATTACCACTTTATAGGCATATAAACCTTGACGTTGAACTACTGAATCTAAATATGGGTTTACTTGTGATAGAAATCTATTACGAGTAACTGTTGTATTTTGTTCAAATACTAAATTACGAGCTACTTGTCCTATAAATCCTTTAAGATTAATTAATAAACGGCGAACTGAAACTCTATCAAGAGATGTTTGACGTTTTTGTAATGTCTTTTGACCCCATATAACAACTCCTTCACCAGGAAATGTTGCTAAAGGATTAATATTGGAATTATATAAAGTATCACGATCTGATTGTTGTAGTCTACGTTCAGCTTTTAATACTGATGGAATACCTCCACGATTAAGACCTGCTACTGCAAACCATTCTGCTCCTACTTGGTCATTAAATGCGTAAGCTCCTACTACTACTACTGAAGGGGGAACCCATACGGCTTTTCCTAGATTTGAACTAAATACTTGTACCCAAGGATAATATGCTGCTGCATAATTTGAGGATTGAGCTGATGAGTTATTTGCAGCTGTAGAAATTGCAACCCCATACACATCATCATCAACTATTGATATAGAATCACCTCTTCCCTCACAAGTAGAAATTAAAGTTGTCACAGCTCCATGAGTTAATCCTACACCAGGAGCTACTAATACATTAAATTGATATTCATCTTTATTACTTAATAAAGCAAAAGCTGCTTGATAGTCTGAAACTCCATATCCCTGAACATTATCAACTATTATATTTTCGTTCATTAATTGAGTTTGATCAGTTGGGGCTACTCCACCATTAAAAGAACCACCATATGAACCACTTCCTACAGCTGGTAAAGATCCGCTATATTGAGTAGATTTATATGAACCATTATTATCAATAGAATCAATTTGAGGTGATACTGCTGAAACTCTAACATATTGTGAAGCATTACCGTATGAACCTGTATATGAAACATATGCTGAATCTGTTCCTGTAGCTGCTACATAGGTTGGTTTTTGATCTCCAATTACGCGAGATATAAAATTAGATAAACTTGGATCTAATGATAAATTAGCCCATGTTTCTAACACATTTTTATTAGAATCATTATCATCTCCACGACGAATTACTAAATTAAAGGTTCCACTACCACTATTTATATTAGTTACTTCCCAACGAACATTTGTTGAAGTTCCACTTGATAAAGCCCCACTAACTAAACTACTTGTATTATTCATTATATTACCCCATGAAAGAGTTTCTAATGAAAAAGCGCTTCCTGTCCCAGAAAGTGTAGGAATAGTAGCGTTTGCATAAGTATTAATATTATTAGAACCACTTATTATACGAGTTATTAATAATGTTTTACCACCAGATTGGAAGAATTCTTTTGCTGCTAGAGATGTAAAATATTCATAATAGTAACTTCCACTTTTAAATGTAGAACCAAAAATAGAATCAAATTCACTATATGAAGTAACATATGTAGGAATAAGAGGACGCCCTTTTACAGTAGGTCCTACTATAGAAGTTGCGGTTCCTTGAATTCCTTTTTGTACTAAACTTTGATCTGACTCATTTAGGAATACACCAGGAGATATTATTTTTTCTGCCATTTTTTAATTAAATTTTATCTAATGATAAATATTAATAAATTAGCACAAAAACGTAATTATTTTTGATCGTTAGTTACTTGCTTTGAGATTTCTTGCGCTATTACATTATAGGCATTAGCCACATTCATAACATCATCAGCATTTTTAAATACGCCTTTTTTTATTGCTTTGTTGATAATATCCTTTATTACTAATAAAGAATTTTCTAAGTTTTGATTTGGATTCATAAATTTTATTTTAGAAAGTAAGGGGAATTAATTCCCCTTAAAAATTTTTTAGCTAGCCACTACAGTATATTCAATTCTATCTGCTGTTAAAGGTAGAGTTGAACTAAGAGGAATTTGGATAGAAATTATAGCTCCTAAAGAGTTATAAGCTGCTATCACAGCAGTTCCTGAACCTACTACTGTCATAGTAATGTCAGCTTTAGCTTGACCAGGTACTAAAGCTACAGAACAATTACTTTGACCCGCTACGTAAAAACCAGTAAGAGATTGTACAGAATTATCTACATTAGAATAACCTGTAAGACTTACTCTTTTTGTTACATTAGGATTTAAATCCAAAGTTGCACCTGTTGTTGTTGCCATTTTTTTTTATTTTTAATTTGTAATAAATATTAATCATTTGTAGTTTTAGCTGCTAAATAGTAAGTATTTCCATCAATTACTACTGTAATAGTTCTATTAGGACTTGTAGGAGAAATACTATTAACAGAATTAGCTGAAATTATTGATTCTCTTACAGAGCCGGATCTTACAAAATATAAATTAGTACCATCATATTCCATTGAACCACTTGTTGGGGTGGTTTGTAAAGCTCCCGACGTAAATTTAAGGGGAGAGCAGTTACTTCCTGTAGCTCCTCCTTTAATATGAAGATATGCTGTAGGAGCTGTAACTCCAACTCCTAAATTACCTGTACTATTACCTGTAGGAGGAGTTGTTCCATTTCCTAATTGTCCATTATCTGTAAGAGTAGTTTGTCCTATTGACCTAACGAAAATTGAACCTGTTGATGGGGTTCCTGCTGATCCTAATGTTCTGTAAACAGCATATTGATAACTTCCTGTACAAACAGTCCAGCTTAAAGTAATTGTATTAGAACCAGCTAAAGTAGCATTACCATTAGGAACAGTAATTTCATTACTAGCGGCATATCCTCCATTGGCTAATTTAGCTACTATAACATACTTATAAGCAGTTGACCCAGTAACACCATTAACTACATAACTAGCTGAGGGAACTTGAGTAGCAGCTAAAACTAATCCATTAGCATACATATCTCCTTTAAATTGAGCCATATATCCTACGTCTCCTGTTCCAGTATTAGTTTCACCCCAAACCTGATGTCCATGACTATACATAGTTGATCCTAATCCTGACGCATTAGTAAAAGTTAGGGTAGTTGTATTTGAAGATGCATATGATATAGCTGCTAATCTATTAACATTAGATGTAAATACTGTATTCCATCTGAAACCATTTGCTCCATTATTATAAGTATTATCCGTAAATGGAACTATACTTCCTTTAGTTATCATAGCACTCCAAAATCCTGAGGCACCTGTAGGAGAATCAATATACAATCCACAATAACGAGGGTTAGTAGCTCCAGGACCAGCATTAAATGTAGGATTTAGAAATAGAGCGGGCATTATATCATTTGTGAATGAACCAGATCTACCAGTTATTGTAGGTGCTATATATGCTGCACTTTGAGATGTATTAGTTTGAGTATATGAACCTGTTACTACTAATGCATTACTTGAACTCCACTCTAAACCAATTTGGACGTCTCCATCAAATCTATTAGAACCCCCATCTACCCACACAGCATAGTTATTTCCACCGCTTCCTGTTACTATTGGAGATGCACTAGAAGATTCTACATATAATGTTGCTGTATTTAATAAAAATGAGCTTGTTGTACCTAAAGTTACAGCTGTCATAGGTCTAACAGCTAAATTAGCACATAAAGATGATGTTCCAACACCTATTGTAAAAGAACTTGCTCCTACTAGTGTACTAGCTCCTATTATTCCATTTGTTAATTGAGCTGTTACACTTGTATTTGCTCCTAAAAGTAATCTGAACCATGTACCTAGACCTTGGATATTACCTGCTGTTACTCCACTATTAGTAGCTCCACTACCTGCAGGAATATATAAATTTGATGTAGATGTTACAGTTTGAATAAGATTATGTTGAGTAGTCATATTAAAGGTCATAAATCCTGTACCCCCACTATCACTAGCTACAGTCCAAGAAAGACCTCCATTTACATCTGATTTAATATATGTACCCCTAACATCTCCTACTTGCCCAATATATAATGCGGCAGTAGTAGTAGCATTATCTGGTTGTATTACTCTTAAACAACTATTTAAAGTATTTGTTGAAACTCCTGTGTTTATAAAGGTTGGACGAATATCTACTGCTCCGTTATAAGTTCCTGCTCTTTGAGAAATTATAGTTGGTTCAAATGAAAAAGCTCTATTAAATGTATATTGCCCTGATGATGGCACAACAGCACTATTATAGAAAGTAGGTTTAAATACCGATACTTCATTCGATTGATGTACTTGAGGACTTGATATACCAAATGATGATTGCATTAATAATGTCCTCCTCTAACTATTACATCTGTTTGATCAGGAAACCCGGCATATACTGACTGTCCAGCTGACATTGTTACATTAGCGGCTATATTTAAACCATATGGTGTAAAATCCATTGTAGCTGTAGCACCTATAGTTGTTACAGTAGTACTAATACCTGTAATAGCAGTTTCCTTAAGTAATCTAAAATTTGAACCAGTTGTATCACTTAAAAATACTCTCCATACCATAGAAGACATACTACCTGTTCCCGAGTTTGTAAATGTTATAAAATCTACTCTACTTCCGTTTGCTCCTGCTATAAAAATGGGAGTTAGTGAACCTGATGTATTATCTCTAATAGTTTGAATTGAACTAGTTATTCTAGCTCCTGTTGATACAACCGTTCCTACAAAAATGGGTGTTGTATTTGTTGCCATATATTAATAAAAATTTAAATTTGTAAAGATTTTAGATGGTATGTAAATATTGTTAATTCTTGTATCAAACGATGCTGAACTACTTACATAACTACCACTAAATATTGCTAAAGATGCACTATCTGTAGTGATTCTTAAAGCGAATGATGCTGAATCCGTTATATAACTAGCCGTAAATATGTTAAATGACGATGTAGTTACATATGATCCGGAAATAGCTTTAATTCTTGCATCAAACGATGAAGAATTTGTAACATAGCTAGCTGAAAAAGTTGCTAAAGATGCACTATCTGTAGTAATTCTTGATGCAAATGACGCACTATCATTTTGATAACTTGATGTAAATGCGTTGAATGATGACGTTGTAACAAATGAACCTGTATTAATGCTACCACCAGACCCAGATATAGAATTTATTCTTGCATCAAATGAAGCAGAATCTCCATAATATGATTGAGTAAATGCATAGTAAGATGCTGATATTTGACTTATTTGTGAATTCCAAGAAGCACTATCAATCTTATAACTTGAAGTAAATAAATTAAAACTTGAAGTTATATTATTAATTCTATTATCAAACGATGCCGACGTTGTTATAAAACTTGATGAAAATGTTGTAAATGATTGGCTATCTGTAGTTATTCTAGCCGCAAACGAAGCACTATCATTTTGATAACTTGATGTAAAGGTATTGAATGATGAAGTTATATTATTAATTCTTGCATCGAAAGAAGCAGATGTTACTATGAAACTTGATGAAAAATTAACATAAGATGATGATACTAATATAAATGAAGAACTTAAATTAGATAAGTTTGATAAAAATGATGCGCTATCTATTTTATAGCTTGAAGTAAAAGCATTAAACGAAGAAGTAGTAACAAATGAACCTGTGTTAATTAAACTTCCTGCACTTCCATTAGAAGCACTTGTTACTCTACCTTTACTATCTACAGTTACCGTAGCATTTGTGTAAGTTCCAGGTACTACTCCAGAGCTTGTTAGTGTAGTATTTATAGTTCCTGTTCCTGATCCTAAAACATCTCCTTGTAATACAATATTTTGAACTTGATTCGAAGAAGTTGTACTTAATAAAACAATATTATCTAAATAAAATCCAGGGAATGCTCCTGTATTATTGCCTGTTCTTCTTATTCTTAATCCATTAGCATTACTAATATTTCCAAATGCAGATAAAGGTATAGATATACTTTGATAACTAGATGAATTACTTGATACAAATCCATAAGTATTAGGTGATAATACTACTGTATTACCGGCGGATGCCGTTCCTGTTAAAAATAGAAAAGTTATGGTTTTACTAGCAACCCAAGTTGTTTTACTTTTTATTTGAAAATTTAAAATGTTATAATTAGAAATATTAGGAGATACACTAGATTTTAAATCAATAAAATCATTAGCTAATGAATTACTTGCTTCTATTGCAAATGTTCCTTGATAAGGACTTGTTGTTGAATTTAAAAAGAATCTAGTAGGAGTAGTAGCTGAACCAGACCATTCTGTAGCAGGATTATTTTCTCTATATATACTTTGAGTAACAATTCCTGGTGAAGTACTATTTGCTAGTACTAAAGCAAATGATATTTCTAGTTCGGTATCTGTGTCAATATCTGGTTTATCTGGTGTACTAGATGGAGAACCTGATACAATAATAGCCATACTTGCTGTCGTTAAAGCAAATACATCAATTCTATCTAAAGTTGGATCACTAGGAGCTAAAGTAAGATTAGTTGATGGACTACTATAATATGTGTTATTAATATAATAAGTAGCTGCGCTAACATTATAATTATAATCACTTAACCATGTTACTATTCCCCCATTTACTAGTCCGTTTTGTATAGTATTAATTGAATAACTAGGATGAAAATTCCTTAATCCTCCAGAAGCAGAATCATATGCAAATAAATCTCCGTTTTGTAAAGAAGAAGTATAAACATCCTGTAAGTCAAAAAATTTAGTTGCAGAAGACGCTGATATGTTATTAATTCTAAAATCAAATGATGATGATGCTACATAATAACTTGAAGTAAAAGCACCAAATGATGATGTAGTAACAAATGAACCCGTATTAATAGCCGAACTAGAAATAGCATTTATTCGTTGATCAAAAGATGCTGAGTCTCCATAATAACTTGATGTAAAATTATTAAAAGAAGATGTTAAAGTATAAAAGGGAGCATATGAAGCTGTACCTGCATAAGATGCACTTATTATATTAGTGATTCCTGTTCCATCTCCTTGAAAAGAACCACTAAATGATCCACTTAGTGAAAGTGGCTGACTTAACTGTTTACCTTTTAATAAATCACTCATTATACTAATATATATTTACCTACACTAGTTATTTCATCACTAGTATCAATTGAATATCCTAATGCTCCTGTATTAAACATTACTCGAACATCACTTCCTATTTCTTGAAAATCAGAAATATATTGGTTTTCTACAAATTGACCATTAATAAAGAATGTAAAATTATTAAGACTCGAACTAGGTAAACCTGATCCACTAGGTGGTTGTGATATGTTTACTCCATTAAAGTAAGCAGTGTCACTACCAGATACATTACTAGTTACTACAGGAATTGAATTGTTTAAGTATTGTAAACTTGAAGCCCATACTCCACTTCCACTATAATAATTTGTTATATTATATGTATTATTTATATTAAGGCCATCTCCAATAAATGAAGTATTTTTAATAGTATTTCCTGTAGATAACTGAGAAGAAGCAACGTATGTTGTTTCAGCGTCACCTACACTCTCTAATCCAAAAACAACTTGAGATGTAGAATAATACATACTTTTACCAGCAATTTCTTTATTAACACTATCTGGGATAATATAACCATTAACTGTTAAATTAAAATTAGTTCTAACTGTTCTGTCTGATCCTTGTTCAATAATATTTGTAACTGAAAAATTGTCTATTTTTGATTTAAAATGAAAACGTTTAAAATCTCCCCAATAAGAATCTGATGCAAATTCTATGGATTCTATTAATTTATTATTTTGTTCTATGAAATCTGTAAAAACAATACAATTATATGATATAGTAACGTAATCAGGTACTACACTAACATAAAATTGTTTATTGGGAACTCTATTATTTAATAAAGAAAATTTATCGTATTGATTTTTTGCGTTATAACGTGTTTCAAAAACTTGAAATAAATGACTTTTATTACCGTCTAATTTGTTACCTAAATTTCTATTTTTTTCAATAGAATCTCTTTTAAACATAATTAGAGGAGCCATTAATTTACCATTTTTATCCCTATAAAATCCATCATTTTGTACAGATTTCCAACGTTCAGGAGATCCATATATTATAGGTACATTAATTAAAGTATTATTTTGAACAACTTGTGGTTTTATCGTATTTTCAAAATAAAACATAATAGCCTTATCTATATCCTCTAAACTAATTGATATATCTTGAATATTATCATTTTTTCTTGAAATATCTCTACCCCTATTGTCACTTATAGGAGGTTTTCCAACAGCCTTTTCATAAGGGACAAAATTTTCTTGTTGTACTTCAACAATGGTTTTAGGAATAGGTTTTAGTTTACGTGGCATTATTTAAGATTTTGTTGACGTAATTTAACGTATTTATCTAAAGTATCTAAATCAGCTTTAGCTAAAGATAATAATTTCATTATAGTTCCAGCTGTTTGTTTAATATTTTCATCATCGTGGAACATTTTATATGGAGCTAGTTCTGTTCTCATTTTAGACAATTGAGATTTCATTCTACCAAAATTAGCTAAATTTTCAACTTTTTGAAATTCAGCTCCGGTACGGGGATCAGTCTCATTTGAACCTAATCTAAAGCCCTTGTCAATTAATTCCTGTTCGGAATCTTTTGCTTTGTATCCACGAGGCATTTGAGTATATACTTCTCTTACTATTTGTATTAATGTTTTCATTATATTTCTATTGTTTTAATAATCTCTACATTTTGTTCAGGAATAACATATAAATATTCGTCTGACCCGTATGTATGTTTTTCTTTCTCTAATTTCATTAAAGGAAAATATTGTGATTTTTTTAATCTTTTTACATTAAATTCATCAAACCATTCATAATATATTTTATTTTTTTCATCATAATGAAAATAAAATTCATTATCTATTTGAATTACGTTTTCAGATTCCCACACACTAAGAATTTCTTTTGGATATAATACAGCTCTAATTTTATTAGGTATATTTACACCAATTTCATCTAATTTACCAACAATTTGAATTTGAGATTTAGGAATAATTAATAATATTCTATTACCATCCTGATATTTTTTAAACCATTTTTTTAAAATATTACTATCACCCTCATACTGATCATAAGTATAATAATATCCTGGAATACAGTGGGCAGATATTGGTGTATTTCCATCAAAGCACAGAATATCAGTATCTTCGCCATAATCTTTTATAAGTATTGTACCGAGTAATTCATTACTTTCATATGCTTTTAACTTATGAGGATCGTTAATACCTATTTCACGTAATATATTTTTAAAAGTTATCATATTCTTTGTATAGATAATCCTAGTTTTTCTGGTCTCATATAATGTGCTTCACAAATTATTGATAAAGAATTTCCAAAATTATCATTATTTTCTGAATAAGAATATTCTGGTACTTTACCAAAAATAAATTGATTTTCAATTACTCGGTCAACTTCATAATAATTTTCATTCCAAACAATCACATCTCCCATTTCAGGAACAACGTTATATGTAAACCCTTTTCCATCAGGTGATAATTCCACACTTAGTGAATTACCCGCTAAATCATCGCGTAAAAAGCGAAAATTAACGTTTTGAATAATGTCAGGACCTAAGTCATCAGAAGTCACATTTGGATCAGGTCTATCAATTAAACAATTGATTAAAACAGGATCTGCGTATGTTTTTGTGCCACTTGCTTCACCATATACATTAGATGTTGTCTTATCTAAAATTATTTTATAATATCCAACTTTTTGTTCAATAATATTATTTAATAATTCTCGATTAATATGTCTAATTAATGAAATATCTCTTTGATCTCCCCACAAACTCATAATTTATTATTTTATATTGTGTAATATTATTAAAGCATTATTATACCCTAATCCAAGAGTAATGCAATATTTATAAAGATATGGTAAATCAAATGCATCCTCAGCACTATCCTCTACTTCAAAGACATAAATATCTTTTATAGTAAAATTATCATAATATAATTTAGCATATTTATCATTTTCACTAGGATTTTCTATACTATCTCCTAAATCCTTCATGTAATATTTATAATTATCATAAAGATATAAATTCTGAATTAAAGCATACCCATCTTGGTCAGAAGTTGTAATATAATCTAAAATTTCCTTTTTAGTTATTGGTTTATTTATACCAATTTCAGGTAATATGTTTTCAAATTTAATCAACTTCTATCTTTAATGTGTTTTTGGGAATTCTAATCCAACTATATTCATCACTATCATCATCATCAACTATTTTATATTTTATATTATGTTTTTTTACAATATTAATAAAATCATTAATATCTTTTTGATAATTTTCATCACTTTTCTCAAATTCTATACTAACTGTATCTGGATTATAATCCTCATTCCACATTCCCGCATATGATTTATCCCCATATGTTATTAAATATTGTTCTGAACCATCTCCTGCAAAGTCAACAATTGCATTAAAAATTTTATTTGGATTATTAATACCTATTTCACATAATATTTGTTTAAATGTTATCATTACATTTCCTTCTTTAAAATAGTTTTATATCTTGGCATAAATTGCATTAATCCTTTAATAGGAATTGCTTTCTTTTTTATCAAGTCTATCTCTTCTCGGGGAGTTGAACTTACAACATATTTTACGTGTAATAAAGCAAATTCCCATTGAGGTGTTTTTTTAGTGTCTAAAAATGAATTTTGTTCTACTTTTACAACTACAACACCTTCTATTGCTCTTAATAAATTATATATTTCTACCTTATTAAAACGAGTATCTGTTTTAATTAAAACTTCACATTCAAATAGGTTTAATGCTTCTTTTAATATACTAATCATTTATATTTCCATTTAAAATTTTTAGCAGATTGTATTCTTCCTTTAAGAACTTGACAAAGATGACCATTATCTATCCCTAAACACATTGAAGCTTTTTTAGCACTTTCCCATTCACATATAAAATTTCCATTTAAATCATATTGTAAAATAGGTTTTTTAATCCAAACATGATTTTTAAGTTTAAAAGGATTTTCCTTTTTGATTTTAGAAATTTTTTCTTTTGTTATATGATATTTTTTACCTTTTTTAGCTTGAGATATTTTTTCTTTTTGTTCTTTGGTAAATTTATATCCTAACGCATACTTATTTCCTATTTTTGATTGACCTATTTTTTGTTTTCTTTCTTCAGAAAATTTTTTACCTTTATTAGCTTTAGATATTTTTTGTTTTGTTTCTTCACTTTTAGGACCACTTCCTCTATCATATATTTCTGTAAATAAAATATTACTTTTATTTACTTTTTCTAAAAAAAATTTTTTCCAATATATTTCTTTTTCATTTAATTCTTCTTTTGAACATTTTTCTAAAATTTCAAATTGGTGATTTTTAGGGCCATGATTTTTTAAAGAATTATATAATTTTGGACCTATACTAGTTTTATGTAATTTTATATAATTATTCCATCTACTTTCAATATTAATAGATTGTCCTATATAAACTTTTTCTGAAGGTGACGTTATTTTATAAATTCCTATACTCATAATAATAAATATTTATAATTTTAATCTAAAACACATAAATAGGAAGAGGAATTTGAGAAATAATCTGCTGAACTGACTGTGCTTCAGAAACTTGATTTTCAAGTTGTGTTTTTCTAGACACCATATCTAATGTTGCTCTAAGTTGTTCAAGTAACTTAGCTTTTTCATCACGAGCATCAGTTAATAAATCTTGTTGATTTAAAGAAACTTCAGCGCCAGGAATTGGGGTTGTTTGATATTTACCCCTTACATAAGCTAACATTTCCTTAACCAACGCTAAAGCATATTGTCTAATCCATTGTTTACCAATTGCATTAAGTTGAGAAAATACTGGGTTTTCATATGGTACATTTCCTATATTTGTTATAAGATCTGTACGTCCATTACTTGAAGCTACTACACTATTTCTTTCATCAATTAAAATGTAGTGAAATAACAACATTTTATCAATTTCTGGAATTGGAAATATTCTTAATTTATTATTGTGGATGTCAAATGAGAAAGCTGATTTACGAATTTGGTCATTTAGTTCGATGGATTGAATTTTTTGGACGTCAAAATATATAGGCATTAGTAAAAAGTTAATGCCTGGTGAAAATTGCCCAAATCCAAATGATTCTAATAATGATTGAATTCCGGTTCCTGTACCTGCGTATGGATCAAAATATCTAACAATAGCAGGTGGTTCTTCATAAAAAACTCTTTTAATTTCTGCTGACCCTGTTATTCCTTTTGCAGCTAATATAGCGTTCAAGTCATAATCTTGAACAGATGCTGTTAGAGCAAAAGAACAAGTATAATAGTTTGTATAACCACCAGCACCGGCTTCTGAAGCATAAGTTTCAGATATTCTTATAACTGACCCTAAATTTGGAGTTACTAGTTGATTATTAAATGAAGAGCCTGTAGAATTACCTTCCATTGAAAGATAATTTTCTCTTACTTTATATTGATAAATTTCGTTACCATAAGTAGTAACAGCTTCTTCTAGAGCAGCATAAAAATTTATGTCTTGTAGTTCAATATTGACAATAGGGTACCCTAAACGCTCTGCAGCCCAGCGCGCAAATTGAGGTCCCTCTATTTGATATGAACTATCATTATCATAAAATCCAAAAGGTGTAGATCCTGATATAGGACCTGCACTACCCGACCATATTGGTATATTAGCCATTAATTAACAGTATTTCGTATAAATATTAAGAATCTCTATGATCTGAATATATATTTAAAATGTGTTCCACAATAGGATCTCTGTGATTTGTTTTAAGAGTTACAACTCCAAATCCTTCAACAGATGTTAAATTATTACATATGAAATTAAAACCAGACATTTTTCTATCTTTAAGATCAATTTGGGCTGTATCTCCACAAATTATCATTCGAGATCCAGAGCATATTCTTCCTAGTAATAATTCCATTTGTCGATGAGTTATATTTTGACCTTCATCAACAACTACGCAACAATTAGATAAATTTCTTCCACGCATGAATGCTAAAGGAATAACTTCTATATTACCATCCACAATTTCTTTATCAATTTTTTCTTTATTGTAGAGACGGTACATATTATCGTATATTGCAGCCACATAAGGTGCTAATTTATCGTCTTTAGTACCTGGTAGATATCCTATTTCTTCACCAGATGTTACTGCTGGTCTTGTTAAAATTATTTTTTCCACTTCACCTTTAAATAGTAAATCAAGAGCAACTTGGGCTGCAACCATAGATTTACCTGATCCTGCTGATCCTTTTAAAACTGTTATTTTATTTTGGAAAATTACTGACTTAGCTTGTTTTTGTTCGTCATTAAGTTGTATTTGAAACCTAATTGGATTTTTCGGAGTGCGCTTATTTTTTTGCTCTTCCATGTTTGTGGGGTTTTTATTTATATATCTAGCATTTTTAAATTTCCTTTTGAATCATAACCAAAATTGTTATTGTGAACATCAATATATTTTTTATTTAAATCTTTTAAAATATTGTGGATAAGAAGATATAATTTTTTATATTTTTCAAATAGTTCTGGGTTTTGTTGTGCAAATTCCTTAAATAGATCTTTGTAGTGAGACTTCTCATAATCACCTGCATTGTACCATCCTCTTACTAAAGCATATGTCCATTCAGCTAAATCATGAGGACTTAAACTATAGTTTAATTTTTTTCTAATAAAATTAGAAATATTTAAAGCATCATCTTTAAAAGTTTCATCATCTAATTTTTCTAGAACAACATATTTGTCTGTTATTTTTTCAATTTTTGGAAAGTATTGAGGATATTTTTGAAATATGTTTATCCAATATGATGCATTATCTTTCGCTGCTTGATTTCTAAATGTTTTTATTACAAAATTTGGATTTTTTATAAATGGATAAACTTCATGTTCTGAACCATTTTTAGAATTTTTACGTTGAATATCTAATTCATTTATATCTAAAAGATCTTTATCTTCATATTTTTCAACATGTTTTTGTAAATCTTGATATAAATTATAAACTTTTAATGACGACAAATACTTATCAACCCAATTAAATATGTTATCTTCGTTATATGGTTTATTAAAACCATATTTTCTTAATATATTAAAATATTCACGTGCTCCTGAGGCATCACATAATCCACTATGTATTTTATCTTTTATAAGTTGTTTTATTTTTTCATTTATATTAGGATTATTTATACCTATTTCATCTAGTGAATCTTTAAATTTATTAAATCCTGTGAAATCTACATATTTAGCATCAAATATTATTTCATTTTCATTTATTACCTCGTAAGGTATATGATGCTTCTCTAAAAATTGTACAGCTGATTCAAAATATTTATCATTCCTAATATGAGTAACACTAAATTTAGAAGGTTTTCCCATATTATAATAACCAAGATAAAAAAACTCTTGATAACCAAATTCATCCTCCGGATCTTTAAAATAAAAACATGATCTTTCCTGATTACGTGGTTTCAATATAATGGGAGGTTTATTAACACCTATCTCTTTTAAATTATTAACGATCTGAACTCGATCTTTAGGAATACCATATGTAATATAATGTTCAGATTCTTCTAATATTTGACAGTATTTAAAATAGCGCCAATTTGTAAAATTAATAACATAATTAGGTTTAACAATGTGTTTACACCAATAACCATGAAATGGTTCACTCTTATTATCTCCATCAAAAAAAAATTCATCATCTATTTTAATAAGTATACGATCATTATGATACCAATTATCTTTTTTTACAGCCTTTATTTTTCCTGGTGTATTTACACCTATTTCCTTTAAAATTTCTACAAATTTCAACTTCATATCAATAAATATAGATAAAGAAAGCCCAAGGTTACCCTTGAGCCTCTTTTTATTGGTTTAAATTAAATTAAACTGTTTCTAATCCTGCAACATATATCTTTCCATAATAATCAGGACGAATCATCTTCTTAGCGTAACGAGTCATTAAACCTTTTCTTGGTGTGAAGGTTGAAGGATCGTAAAGAAGAGGAGTCATAATTAACGGAACATATGGTGCAAATACAGCTCCACATTCTAGGAATTGAGCTCCTTTATAACCCATAAGAATTATATTCTCAGTCATATAAGGATTTTTGTATACCTTGTAACGACTATTTAGGCTACCAATTTTTTGCATACCAAAATTAAATTCCATTTTTTCACCATCACCGTCTGAAGCAAATCCAGGGATTGATTCAAGAACAGTTGCTACTGTAGGTGAAGTTACTAAGAAATTAGCACCACCTCTTAAAGTTAACTGGTGGATTTTGTTTGATACTTTTTGTAGTTTAGTACCAATTGTTTGGAACCAACCACCTTGAGTATTGTAGAAACCACCTGTTGTAGCACTTGTTTGTGTGAATGAACTACCATTCCATTGTTGGTTGTTTACTGCTGACCAGTAATCAACTGTAAATGCGTTCACAATTAACATGTCAAGTATTTCAAGATCAATTTCCATTGAAATGTATTGAGATAAAATACCTGTTAATTCAGCTTCAGCATCAATGCTATGGTAAGCGTTAAGATCCTGAGCGAATTCTGGTGTCCATTGTGCCTTTAATTTACGTGTTTTGGCAGTAATAGATTCTGATTTTAACTGAACATTAATTTCAGCGATTGAAATAGGTTGTGCTTGTGAAATTTGTCCTGCACCTGCACTTCCAAATGCATCTTCAAAGTCACCTCTTTGATCAGGAGCAGTTTGTTTATTATAGAATAAAGTAACTGAACCAGTTGGTGTAACTGAAGTAGCTGAAGTACCACCTGCAATTAATATCAGGTTATTACCACTTTGAGAAGTAAATTGTTGTAAAATATCTGGAGATGTAACACCTGAACCAGATACTACAAATGATCTAATATCAAATGTATCAAATGATGATGTAACTGCATTATAGTTAGTACCACTAACTGTAATTTTTACTAAGCTACCTGTATTGTAGTTAGTATCAAAATTAATATCTGCCCAAGCAACTGAACTTGTAACATAAGTTACTGATGCAGTAGCATTGTTTAATGAATACGCAAATCTACCAGCTTCATAAAGAGAACCAGTTATGATTGTAGTATTATTTGTGGCATTTGCTCCATAAAGTGAATCGCCTGATGCGAACGGAGCTCTGTTTGAACCATATTTGAAATCTAGATAGAATACTAGACCAGAAGGTAGGTTCATGGGTTGAACTGAAACAAATTCTTTTGCTGCAATTTCTCCAAATACTCTACGTACAAGAGGAAGAGCTACACCTGCCCAGTTTTCTGAATTGTAACCTCCACCTGTCATAGATGTAGTACCACCGGTAATGTTACCTTCAGTGATTAATTGTTTAGCTTGGTTTTCAAGTAATACCGCTATTGTATTACGCTCATTTTCAGTCTTTAAATTCTTTAAAAGACCTGATTTATCCCACTTAGAAGTAAGACGTTTTGCGTCGTCTGATACTTGCTTAAATTGGTTTGATGATTCTAATAATTGTTGAACATTCATAATATTCGTTTTTTAGTTGTTTTGTTGTTGTTTTAGATAATGTTTGCTAGTTTTTGCATACGAGAAATAACATCATTAGACTCAACAATTTGTTTTCTAGGAGAAACTCCTAAAGCTTTTGAAGCAAATCCTAATGATTCTTTAACCATTTGTTTTTTATTATTTGCTTTTCCACCAATTGTTGTTTGAAGTGACTCATAAATTAATTTAGCTTCTTGAGTTGTTCTTGCTTTATCAAATGAAGCTAAAACTTTAACCTTTTGAGATTCATTTAAATTTTGAGCTTTAAATATTTTATTTACATAAAGCATTTTAGCGTTAAATAAATTTACCTCATTTAGTTCAGAACGAAGAGTTTTGATTGTTTGAATAGCTTTTGCTAATTCTTTTGATTCATTCATGTTTGTTTTTCCTACTTGTTTGTAACCTAATTTGCTTGTAGTAGCAATAGCTTTTTTACCAGCAGGCCATTTTTGAATTTTTGCTTCTTCTAAATCTTCTTCTTCTTCATTTAAAGCGTCTAGTTCAGATAGTAATTCGTTAAGATCGAAATCATCTTCGTCTAAAGAATCATCTTCTTCACCACCTATTGGAGGATTCATATCGTCACCGCCCATATCTGAACCGGCTCCCATATCGTCTCCACCCATGTCGTCCATTCCATCACCCATATCGTCGCCTCCTAGATCATCACCCATATCTGAAGCTCCCATTCCACCAGCTGATGCTATAACATCACTGATAAGATCTTTAAATTCTGCAACTGTTAAGCTGCTGATTTTTTCATCTTCTGGTGAAGATTCTTCTGAATGGCTTTGTTTTGGACTTGAATCCGATTTTGGTTTTGGTTTTGAATCTGATGAATCTTTCTTTTTAGGTGCTGAATCTTTCTTATCATCATCTTTAGCTTCGTCTAGTTCATCTTCATCATCTAGTTCAGCTAAGATAGAATTAAGATCGAAATCTTCTTCTAAACCTTCATCTCCATATGATGCATTATCATCCATCATTTCATCTAAGTTTTCATCTTGATTTTCATCAAGTTCTTCTTCTTCTTGTTCTCTAAGTTTTGCTGAGATCATTGATTGAATTTTTGGTGTTAATGCTTCTTCTAGAGCTGCTTTAGCGTTAAGTAAAGCTGCCTCACGAACTGCTTTTGCATCTGCAATAGCTTGTTCAAATAAACTTTTGTTTTTTGACATAAATAGTTTTCTCCTTAAATTTTAATTTCGGAAATAAGATTATTAGGAATCTTAATGGTAGGTTGTTTTGTAATAAATGCCGTGTTATATAAGATGTAATAACACATTAGAGGGCGGACATAAATATATGGAAAGGATTAAAAACGACTAGGAATTTAGAGAATTTAATAATTTTAGCAAATCATTATATATTAGTTGTAAAGTTTTAGGAGATAGTTTGTCTAACTGATATTGAAAATCGCTATAGTCTAAATTATATTTGTTAATTATATCTGAAACACTAGTATATTCATCAGGTAGCCAAAAATTATAATATTTAGGATGTCTTTGAATTTTGTGCTCTAAATCTTTAATTTTTTCTGGAGTTACGCTAGGAATATTTACTCCTATTTCGGCTAATATTTTGCGAAATTTAATCATTTTTATCCGGGCATAGAGGACATATGCCTGTCATGTTACATATGATCTCGGTAATTAAAGTATGAACTTTTTGATATTTGTTATAACCATTATTATATATTTTACCTTCTTTTAAAGAATTTCCTGCTCTTCTCATAAAGGCGTTTGGGGTAGATGGAACGGACACTAAATCCCAACATAGTAGATCAAAATCATCTTGAACTTCTACAGCTTCTCCCATTTGTTGGACAGATCCCATACCTCTTGAAGATATTCCCAATGGAATACCTGCTAATACTAACTCTTGTGCTATTTTACCTGACGGTGTATTTAATAATAGTAATTCTCCCATAAGATCATTACCTTCCCACCATATTTCTGTAATAAGATGTGATACATTTGATAAATTTATTATAGTAGCATCAGGGTGGTCTAGTTCTCCCATAGAATTTTTATTAGCTATGGGTCCTTTTACATATTTTTCTGCTTCTCTAGCTAAAACATCACGAGGGTATACACGACCATTTCCATTTTTTTGTTCTGCTTCTTGTAATTTACCTCTAAGACGTATTCTTCCATCATTTCCTCTTCCTTCAGAAAGAACTAATTTAGCGTCACTATGGTATGTATAATCTACTAGTAATTGTTTCATTTTATTATTAATCGTTTAAATCGTCATTTGGGTCTAAATAAAAATGATCTGTTTTTCCTTTTGCATTAGAAACAGTTATTTTAACATCTGCTCCTTCTCTTTTTATTTGATCAATTGTAACTTGTTCTCCAGATTTAAATTTTCCTAAGTCGGATTGTAAAGTAATAGTTTGACCTTGTTTAAGGCTCTTTACTTTCATTTCTTCATTTAGAGGATAGTCATCTTCATCTTCTTCATACGCTACTAAATTATCTCTACCATCAAATGTTTCTTCTACTTTTTTTTTTGACAAAACTTCATTTAGTTCTTGTCTAATTATTTCTTCTAGTTGAGATTTAAATTTATCAAATGATTTACCTAAATCTACTTTACCGTAGTCTCTATTTTTTGAAGATACTTCAATAGCTGCTGGATTTTCTTGTGATGGATTAACTGAATATGTTCCTTCTAATTTACTTTTAATATCATCAGATACTCTTGGTTCATTTTTACATGTAATTAATACTTTATCACCATTGTCTTGTACTTGATATTCTTTTCCTGGCGCTTCTCTTTTAAGAAATGTAGTTACACCTTTAGCTAAAGGTGAAGATTCCATGTTTGGTAACGGATATATATCTGCATTTTCCTTTAATTTCATTTTTTTCATCTTTTCACCAGTAGCATCCATTTTTTTAACTCCTCTAACACTCTTAGGAACTAATGACATAAGTTGAATTCCCTTTACTTGATGAGGAGCTTCTTTTTTAGCCTTATTAGCATTTGCCTTTTCTTTAGCATATCCTTTTACAGGCTTCATTTCATTCGACTTATCTTTTGTGTTAGAGCACTTTTTATCTACCTCAATTGGAACATCTGAACGTTTCTTTTTAGAAACTTTCTTAGGTTTATTTTCATCATCTAAACCCATCCAATATAGTTTAGTATAGTATGCTGGGTCTTCTGCTAGGTGATCTAAAGCTATTTCTTGAGCTTTTTCGGGATCCTTAGTATGTTCCATTTCTACTCTAATTCCTCTGTATAGTTCACGTTGGTCTACTCTATCTGGTGTTAATTTATCACCCTTTCCGCCTTTTATCTTATTTGTTGACTTAATTTCTTGTAGGGGATCAACGTTTGTACCAAATTGGTAATTATTATGATCATGTTCACCTTGAATTTCCATCCACTCATCTTCTGTTATCCCTTTAGAATTTAACCAATGAGACACAGCTTGATTATAATCTTCTTCACTTTGACCTTCGTGTTCTAAATTATCATATTCATTTTTCATTTGATTTATTTCTTCATCAGAAAAACGTTTATGATTTGGATCTAGATTTTCAGTTAAAATACTTTTATTCTTTAATATTTTTACAGCATCTTTAAAAGATGTAACATTTGTCACATATTGTGGTAATGACATACGTAAACTTCTCATAAAGTTGTACTGAGATATTTTACCTTCTAATAAATCTATGTATTGATTTTGAATACTTTTCATTTTTATTTTCCTTTTAAAGTGGCTAAACTTTTATCTTTATAGCTACTAATATTTTTTACTCTACCTTGAACAACTTCTAAAGTCCAATTATGAACTTGATCTATTCCTGCATTTTGTAAAACTAACACATCACCTTGTTTACCTGTATTATCTCTAACAAATACATCATATGTTCCATTAGGTTTAGCGTGAAGAACTACAAATCCTGTAATTTCATTGTTAACTATCATTTGACGGAATAAACCATATTCATTTACATAGTAAACATCTTTAAAGTCAGGTGAAGTTTGTAAAATTTTCCAACCTTCTTTTCTCATTTGGTCTCCCATATTTTTTAAAGGAGAATATATGGTATCTACTATGGTAGGTACTTTATATAAAGTGTCTTTTTCTGCTTTAGATAACTTTGGAGATAATATTAAAGCAGCTATAATAGATGCTGTTAATAAACCTTTTTTAGAATATTCTTTAATTTTAGTTAAAACACGTTTAAAATCAACAGATTCTTGTAAATTTCCCAATATATCGTCCACAATAGCTTGTTCTTGATTGCTGTCTTCTTGTAAAGATTTCATCTTTTCATTTAAAGAAGCCATCATTTCTGAAATTTGTCCAACAAATTGTTGGGTTTCTTTCCAATATTTAATACCATCACCTTCTGATAGTTCTTGTTTCATTTTAGAAGTATATTCAACTATACTGTCAATTTCTTGAAGTCTTTTTTTAACTTGTTTAATTGCTCTATTTAATTGTTCATTTTTTGAACGATATGATATACTTTGTTTAAATTGTTTAAATGAATTTTCTTTTAACAATTCACTTTTAATAATTTCGTATATTTTATCGTGTTGACATGAACATTTTTCTTTTCCTTTGAATGCTTTAGGAGTAGAATAGGCTCCTACATCACCTGATGTTGAACCTTCATCTTCTTCTAAATTAGGATTAAGTTTATTCCAAGTTTTTACTAAATCATTATAAAGTTTATTTAATTTAATGGAATCCAAAGCGGAAAGCCATTCATCATAATCGTCATCAGGATCGTAACCATATGACATAGCTATTTTATCTACGCTTATATCATTTTCTTCATCATTCAAAACAGTATATGATATTTTTTTTGATAATTCATATACTTTTTCTGGAGTTATAGAAGGACTATTTACTCCTATTTCTTTAAGGATAAATTTATTAATATATTCTTTTAAACTATTTGGCATATTTAACTTCATTAATTAATTGATGGTATTGAAGTAACGAAACTAAATTTTCATCTTTTACACTTTGATTTTTATCCAAAGGTTTAATTAAACTTATAACTTCATTCAATTTAATTTTAACTGTCTGATCTTCAACCTCAGGTAATAATTTCTTTAAACTTAATTTAACTTTTACATAACTATTATTAATGAATTCTCTTAATTTCACAGTATCTGAAATATTGTTAATATATTCTTTTAAAATTAATTTTTGATCAAAAGATAAATTAGTATATTTACTATTAAATTTCTCTAATAAAATTTTATAGGTTAAAATTCTATCACTTTTATCCATTTTTAAATATTCAGATAAAACTTGATTTTCAACATCATTTTTATTAACTTCCTTGCGGGTAATATGTTCTAGTAATGTAACCTTATTATTAACAATTTGAGAAGGATCTATAAACTCTTTAGATGATTTTGATTCTATTAAATTATAAATAGCAGCGTATTGTGCATAATTATTAATTTTAGATTTAATAAATTCATCAATATTATAGTTATCTTTAATTTCTTTAATTAAATTATATTTTTCCTTACGAAGATTAGACTTATTCAATTTAGATGAAATATCTAATGTAGCATTAATTAGAGATTCAGCATTATTTTCGTTCAATGTTTTTGAAGATATTAATGCCTGATATAATTTATGTTCTTTACCAAGTTCTGACTTGGAAAAGTACTTTTTAACTAAATCTACCGCTTTAGAATCATTCCCCGATATAGTATCAGAGGCTATTTGTCTAACCAATAATTCAAATAGTATTCCTGTATTACGCAGCTTACTATGTTTTGTTTTAATCATATATTTTAGATAGTACGTACTAATTATAAATATGTAATATTTATATGTTCTTAATATTTTTTTCGTCTAATATATCGCCCTCTTTTTCAAAGACCATTTCCTTTTTGCTAAAATCTATGGATTCTAATAATTTTTTGTTTTTCATATATTCTGCTAAAGCTAGTGGGGAACCTCCTTTAGGAACACCATTTTCGTCACCTTTTCTCATTAAATTTTGATTAGCTGTACGAGAATTCTCTTTACTTCCTAGTCTATCTTTACCTAAAGGATCTTGTTGTGTATTAATTATAGACGATTTTTCAACAGGTCTACCTAAAGTTTTCTTTTCATCATATCCCGGAGGAGTAACTCCATTGTCGTTAGCACCGGATCTACCTAGACCTGACATTTGGGCTAAATCATGAGGAGTACCATAAGATTTACCAGATTTTGCAGGATCATTACCTTCATTTTCAATTTGATTATGTCTAAATACTCGTTTTTTATCTTCTAAAACTAGATCTCTATATTCATCATATTGATCCTCAGAAAACTGAAATACTTTATCATATATCCAATCCGATGGTAATAAGCCTGTATCTTGAATACTTCTAGCTAGATCTACTTTTTCTTTCCATAAAGCCACTTTTTCTTGTTCATATACAACTGATGGAGTTGTTAGAGATAATTCAAAATTAGATAATGATTCTCCGTCATATCCCTGAACATATAAATGCACTAATGCTATTTTGTATAGTTCTGATAGAACAATACGTTGTATACGTTCTACAGTACGAGCAAATCTAATATCTTCTGCGGCTAATGTAGCTTTACCTTGTAAATCTTTTTCAAATCCAAAAAATGCTTTAGGTACTTTTAGAGCAGCTAACATTTCATCACGTAAAAAATTAACGTCTTCTATGGCATTATATTGTAGACCAGGCATGTTTTCTATTCTTGTAGTAGCATCATTACCTCTCATTGGAATGTAGAAATCTTCTAATACGTTTTGTACGTTATATTTTAAGTTATATTCACCTGTTTGTTGATCAATGTAAGGAGTTTTCTTCATTTTTTGCATAACTTTTTGCATATAAGCATCTACCTCATGAGGGGGTATATTTCCTACATTTATATAAAATGCTCTTTTATCTGCTGCTCTTGTAATACGATGTAGTAACATCGCATCCTTCATTAAAGTATATTGTTTATACGTTTTTCTAGCTGGCTCTATAAATGCTCTTCCATAAGGTAAATAGTTGGCATCTGTTAATAATCTAAAGTGAGCTACTTCATAGTTTTCAAACTTAATTTTACCATCTCTATCTCTAGAACGAGAATTTATTCCACCCGCAGAAATAACCATAGGGTCTATTTTAAAAGAAACATAATTAGGATTATTAGGATCCATCCCTTCTTCTCTAATCATATCATAAACTGATAAAGGAGTTACATTGTATACTCCGAATTTTTCTGCTATTTCCATGTGTAGATAAAAATCTCCATATTTACACATATTTCTTATCCACAACCAAAGATTAAATTCTATATTTAAAATATCATAAAATAAATTATATAATATTTTTTGAATACTTTCATCAGCACTTCTAATTTGTAATACTTCTTGAGCTTCATTTTTTAATGTAGATTCATCTGCAATAATATCTAAAGAAGAAGCTATTATAGATTCTGTATCCATAGCCTCATAATCCGTATACAATTGAATTCTAAGTGTTTGATAATTCATTGTAGGATTATACGGCATATTAGCTCCGTATCTATGTAACTTAGTAAATCTATCTATTAATGAATTGGTTTTTACATTACCATAAGATTGTATTCTATCAACGTCAGTTACTTTTAATTGATTTCCTCCTACATTTCTTATAATTACATCAGTACTAAATAATCTTTTTAATTTTGTAAAAAGACCATCATTTTGATTATTATTTTCTGCCATTTGTTTATTTTATGTGTATAAATATTTTATAGAACCCATGATACGTCAGTATATCCACCTTTACCATCAGGAATTCTATAGGGATTAATAACCCCATTAGGTATTGTGGGGTACATATCCTTATAAGGATTTTCTGTTTTACCCATTCCTAGCATAGCTGCTTTTGTTAATTCCATCCCTTGTTGTAAGAATTTCATTGCTGTATCTCTTACAAAGAGCCCAATACCCAAACTCATTACTAAATCGTCATTATATCCTTGTTGAGCTTGTGCTTTTCCATTATGCCATATGAATACTCTTAATTCTTCCAATAATCTTTTTGATTTAATAATTATTGCTTTTTCACGAATATATGCTTCCATTTTAGATATTACTAAAGGTCGTGTCTTAGGAGAAGTAGTAAATCCTGGAATAGTTTGTTCTGAATCCATTTTATATAAAAATTTATCCATGTGCATATCTCCATATGATCTAGGTGAATAATACATATTATTGTATCCTCTTTCTAAGATAGTATTGACTACGTCCCATCCTACCCCGGCATTTTCTACAACTAACATTGCATTATTATATTCTGTAGCTACAGATACTAACATATTTCCATATTCTCTTGTTCCTATTTGGGATTTATATTCTGCTACTTGTATACAATCTGTCATATTAATTACATGAAAAGATGAATAGTCCATTCCATCTCCTCTTGCCACGTCAGCACATATAATATATTGTTTCGAGTAATCTACGTATTCCCAAATCCAAAAATCTCCTCCCATGAATCTACGCTCAATTGGTTCGACAACCCAATTTTCTTCATAGAAAGTTAGTATTTCATTTTCTACTACTGAGTTACCTGATCCTAAAAAGTCGCAATCATATTCTTGAGCAAATTCTCGAGCAGACATGTTAGCCTTTTCAGTATTATACCATTCCTGATCACGTTCAGGATGTAAATCCCATTTTAATTCTATAGGTTTAAATTCATTTTGATGTGTAACAGCTTCGATATAGGTTTTATGAAACCAGTTTCCTATTCCATTTGGTGAAGATAATGCTATCATGGATCCTCCCGTAGCAATGGTGGGTTTAATACCTGTGTATATTTTATCTATATCCTCAATAAAGGCGGCCTCATCAACTATTAGTAAAGATATAGAGTATCTTCTACCTGCATCCGGTGCAGCTGATGATGCTATAATTTCTGAATTATTTGGTAATTTAAGAGATAGTTTACTTTCTATTAGAGGTTTTTGGTTTCCTCTAAGCCATTTAGGTAAGTTATTGTACATAAATTGTACTTTTTCAACCATACCTTTAGCTGTTTCCTGTTTAGTTGCAACGCATAATACAACTTTATTAGGATTAAATAACATTAACCAAAGAGCATATCCGGCAGCTAAGGTAGAGAGACCTAGCTGTCTAGATTTATTAACTATTACAAATCTGTTTTCTCTAAAATTGGATAAAACTTCTTCTTGGAAATCAAAAAGGTGAAATAAAATTCTACCTTTTATAGGGTGGGAAATATAACAATATTTTCTAAAAAAATGGACCGGATTTAAACAACATTTAATGTATTCTTGTTTTATTATTTCCTTTATATTTACATCACTCATAAATTAGTTATTGTGTGTATATAAATATATAGAAAGGATAAAAAAACCCCGCTAGGAAGAATCCTACGGGGTGATTGATTACAAGCTAAAATAAAACAAAGACTTTATCTTATTTGGATATGTAGAGAAATAATAAGCCGCTTATTACTAAGCCATATATTACTTTATTAATCGTTTTTTTAGATTTTTCTTTTTTTACCTGCTTTTCAAGTGATTTTGAATATTTTTCTAAAGTTGAAATTTGTTGATACTGATTTTGTGTATACAAAACATAATCCATTTCCTTTTTTTGGAATGTTTTAATTATACTATCTTGTATAGAACTTTTTTGACTTAGTATACTATAAAACTGTTTCGTATTATTTAATTCAGCTTCTAACGAATCTTTTCTAACTAAATCTTTTGCTACTTTAATAGCGGTTGATTTTGAAAGTATAACTACCGAATCTTTATTGAGAGTATCTTTTTGAGAAAAAACTGTCAAGGTCAGAAACATTATACTTATCAATAGTAATAATTTTTTCATGATATACATGTTTTATAACGGTGTTATCTTTGGATAGTTGCTCCATTTGACTATTTAACCTAGTAATTGAATCAAAATACTTCACATTAACACTATCCAATTTTCTTATTACCTTATTTAAGGTAATGTTTTGTTGTTGTAAAGAATCAAATCTTCTTTGGTCCTCTTTTGGCATATGAGGTTTAGGAACAAAAATATCTATGGATATTAGTATAATTAATAATACTCCTCCAACGATTTCAGCCAATTTTAAGTTGTTCATAACAATTTATTTTATATTTGCTAATTTTTGAAATCTGTCAATCATTACTTCCTTGACAATATTTCCTTGATCATCTGTTTGTTTTTTAATAGCCAAATTTGGATGATTTGTTTCTAATTCTTTTACTTTATTTTCAAATTTATGTTTCAACGTATACAAGTTATATACCTTTCTAATAATATTTCCTTCAGATTCAAATTCACCAGCATATTTTTTATTTACCCTATCGATTTCTTTTTTATCAATAAGATTTCCTTTCATTATTTGCTGAACATAAATTCTTGCTTCTTTAGGATAATTATTAATTTGTAACTTTAATCTGTTTACTCTTTCAATAGAATCTAAATAATCCATCAACGGATCAGCATCTTCACTAGATATTTCCTGTCCTGATGGTTCTCTTTTAGGAAGTCTATCAAAATTTGGTTCTCTTTCTGATGGATCCTCTTTAGGTTCATCACTACCCCATGTAAACATTTCATCGTCACCAGGAGTATATGGTACATCAGCTTGTGATGATGGTTCTGTTGCATATTCTGCTCCTCCTGTACGTTCTATTACTCCTGAATCTCTTAAAAGGTTAAAATAAGGATTAATAGCTTGTTGACGTAATTGTAAATCATTTGCAATTTTTATAATGTTTATAGGTTGTGTTTCTTTTATTTTTGAAATAATTGTGTTGATCCAATACATTTTCTTTTTTGAATCCAAAATTTCTTTTGGAAGAGATTTCAATTTTTCTTCATAATCAGAAGAGAGGCTATATAAAACGGGGTTTCTCGCCATTTCTTTTAGTTTTTTGCCGGACGTGGTCGTAGCAGATTTAACATTCAAATCCTTAGATAGTGTGGGATCTTCATTTGAAACATAGGTTGTTTTGCCTAAGCGATCAGTAACATATGTTCCTTCGCTTAATATTTTTTTTGTTGTTTCTTTAATAATCCCGTATAATGTGCTGGTTTTCATAGTGTGTAATATACAATAAATATTATGTTATGTGCGAAAGTATAGTATTTATTCGCTCAACGGTCGGGCCTTTAACTTTAATTAACTTTTTGGGCGGAAACTCCGCAAGGGATAAATTTATGGTCATGTCAATCTTTTTTCTATATTCTTCGTTAGTGGTTCTAACCCCATTATCCTCAATCACCGTCCCTTCAGGGTCAATATATACTACTAGGTCGTATTGGTTAATCATTAATAATCCTGCTTCTACTAATTTCCTTTTTTCATATTCAGAAATACTTAGTGAACTAAGTGTAAAAGCACACACATCCCATATGGTTCTGTCAGTTAATAAATTTTCATTTAATAACTCACTAGCTCTTTCAGCCATAAAAACAAACTGTCCTAATATGGATGAATCGTTGTTCAGAGGGATACCTAATTCTTTTAGGTATTTAGATCGTTCTGTCGAGATATAGTAATCTTTAAATTGGGGTAAGGTTGACATTTCTTTTACTAATGATGATTTACCCACACTCATGGTGCCGCAAATTCCTATTTTCATATTTTTCTTCTATTTTTTTTAAGGGCTAAATATAATTTATAGTTTTTTAATTTAATTTTAGTGAATAAATAAGTACTTTTAAGTGCTAACTTATTTCCCACATGATAGTATTTTGCATACCAATAATCTAAATACTTTTTATTTACTGACTTATTGGGACTAATACGTAAAGTACATTTCATTTAATCAATTTTAAAGCTTTAGCTCGTTGATATGATACCCATTTACCTGTTTCTGCGTTGAAAAAACGTTGTTTAGATACAGGTAATTTTTTATTTTTCTCGTTTTGAATTTGAATTGGAGTTTTATAATTTTTAGGTAGATGAATTATAACTTCATATGGACCATTAGGGTTTTTATTTAAGTTAAATTTCCATGTTGACTTAACTCCATCATCATCAATATAATTCCTTTCAAAAATTTTAGGTGGTTCTTCTCGAGTTGCCATTAAAATAACATCTATTTGTGAATTCATTGCATAACTATTAATTTGAGAAAGACAAATTTTGATTAAATATAAAAATGGAACTTTGACAAAAAAAAGAAAAAAATTAAAAACTAGTTAAAGACATGTAGTGGTTAATATCAGCATTGTTTTTAATACAGTCTGGATTTTTTAATTGATATTTAAATTTCCACTGGAGGATTTCTTCCACAGGTGATATTTTAATAATATTTTCTTCAAATGGATATTCTATATATTGTGCATTTGGATTGAAAAATAATTCAAATCTTTTTTCCTCATAGCTATAGTGTTTTATTAATCCTTTTCGAGGTCTATCTTTTATTTCAAATAAGTCATAAATATGGATTCTATCTGAACATACTAAATCCACATCTTTTGGTTCGCGATAAGGAATAGCTCCTTGTAATAAAAGAGCTACACTTCCCCCCAAATATATATTAGGGTATTTTTCTTGCAATTCTATAATTTTATCTGTATAACATTTTTTTAACACCATATTGTATCGTAATATATTGGCTTTCCTTGAAAGGTAATATTTGGAACTAATCTAAAACTGGTTCCCGAACCGCGTTCATGCCATTCTTCTGGAGATCTTAGCGAGATTAAAATACCACTACAATCATTTATTTGATTTCTATTTTGAGTTATAGAAATAGTATCAAATACTCCTTCGTCGAAAAGAGCTTCTTCTTCACAGAATGCATTTGCTATATCATATATAGATGTGTTCTCTTCTAAATCACTTTCTATACCTTCTAAAATTTTAAATATTTCAATTTTCTTATTTTCTACGAAAGATAGAAAATTATTTGGGATATTTACACCAATTTCATCAATAATATCAGAAAATTTTATCATGCTATTTTTACTCCATTTTCGTCATAATGAACAACATCACCAATATATTCTCCACTTGGTTCAAACCAACCAACAAACTCAGTACCCTCCTCATCGTTATAGGGTATTTCTATTGTAATTTCATGAGGAGGATGTATACTAATTTTTATATCAAAACAGTCAGATGGTTTATAAGGACTAGTAAATCCCCAATAAAAATCATTTATTAAGTAAAATCTATCAAGTTTACCATACTTTTGAATTAGTTTAATAAATGCTTCTTTTCTTTCTTTGTCCCCGGCCCATGATGAATTAAAAGAATGTATTGTATAATCTTCTCTCATTGGTTCAAGTGATTCAAATCCACTATTACCGTCTCCAAAATATTGGAGTAATACTTTAACTGATTTCATATCTTCCTTAGTGAAGGATTTAGGTACATTTACACCTATTTCTTGTAGTATTTTGCTAAATTTTATCATTTTATTATACCTGCTCTTAACATAAATTTATATTTATCCCAATCATCGTATATTGATTCTTTTAAAATAAATGGTTTATCATCTACTTTTAAATCTTTAAGAGAAAATATTCTTCTTTGCTCCTGATTTGGATAACCATTTAAAATTTGATCATCACCTAAAGTTATATTTTCGCTATTTATGCGTTTTATAATTTTATCTGTATTTGGATCTAACAAAACCCATTTATAGTAAAAATTATCACTTTTTTCTTCTGGTAAGAGAAGATACTTATCCACCATGAACGGAACAGCATAAAAATGTACTATATTAGGATCATTTGGATCGTTGCTTTTTGGAGCTTTAGCTCTTTTTGTTAATTCTAAAATAGCTTCTTGTTCTTCTCTACTTAAACTTATCCATTGTTTGTAAAAAATAGGAACAGGAGTAACATTCTGCTTTGGCATCTCAGTTCTTTCATTTAGAACCTTAAGGTTATTTGTTCCTGAGTCATATTCCCAATTTTCTAACAGTTTAAAATATATAGTGTATAATTTTTTTAATTTATCGTTCGATATGTATTGAATATATTTTTCTGGGATATACCATAATCTTTTAGCATCATTATCTACATAATCTTGTAATAATTCCTTGTTAAGGAACATATCAATAAATTCTACAGTAAGTGAAGATGGAATGTCTTTGTATTTATCATAATATCTTTTTTTAGATTCCTCTTTTAGATATGGTACAAATATAATGGGTAAATCTTCATTGGGATATCTACTAGATCTGTATTCAGCATAACGTCTTAGTAATTGTTTACTATCTTTTAATTCATCAAAATTGAATTTACGGTCATAGTTAATAAGTTCATTTCTACTTACTTCACCATCTGGAGGAATTGATTTAACTATTTCTGATGTAACAATATTTCTATCTGTAGCGTTTGCTCTTAACCAGTCTCTTTTATCTTCATTATCCATGTCGATAAATTCTTCTAAGGTTTTTCTTGCTCCTCTAAAACCAAGGCGACGTTGTTCATCTTTATTAGGAGGGATAAATTTAAATAATGATTCAAGATTTTTTATCTTATTCCATAATCTTATACCCGAAGGTGAATTAGAAAATAATTTTTTACCCATCTCATCCCAATCCATTGGTTGGGTTTCATCTCCGTTAACAGCTGTTGTACGGGTATAACCTCCACCTGCAAAGGCGTGTAACACTACAGCATGGTATTTATCATCTCTAGGTAAAGATCTGTCAAAAATGAAATAAAACATTCTATTAAGCTTGGCATTGCTTTGCATGTATCTATAACTAGGATACATGGTATTACCTATACACCATCCGTAAGAACCTTTATATTTTTTACCGTAATATACACATTTATGTTCTTCATCTCCTTTAAAAATTTCTATATCATCTTTATCATACACTAAATCACCTTGAGCATGAGCATCATTACTTTCTCCTCCTTCTCCTTCTAAAGGGAATAAGGTATCTAACATATTTTCTAGTGTATGGAAATTTCTCCAATTTAAAATATTCTTATATGCATCTTTATGTAATAGTTCTTTAGGAACTACAGCTAAAGCGTTTTCATTTTTAGCTTCCACAGCTTGTTGAAGTGCTGCTAAATTTTGTTTAAAACGAGCAACGTAATTTCCTATAACTTGTGGATTAGCGTATTGATCTTGTTTTTTATACATTTCAATAGCTTGTTTATATACATCTACTGACTTAGTATCAGCCGCTTTTAATACTTTAACTAAAGTAGCATAATCTTTATATTGTGTGATGTCTCTAAACTTATTATTAGCTTTTAAGTCATCGGGAATAGATGCTACTATTAGAGGATTTTGGTCTGCTAATTTTTTAGCTATTGCTCCTGTAAGTTGTTCAAATCTTTTAATGTTTGCTTTAATTTGTTCCTCGGGGTCTTCCGTTTGAGGTTGATATAAAGCTACCATTTGATTTATAACTTTATCTGTGTATTCTTGTAGTATTTTTTTAAATGTTATCATTATATCCTGGTATTTTTAACAATGCTAATATATTATTTTTAGAATTATGAATATAAAACATATTTTTTGCTTTTCGTCTTTCACTTTCACGTTTATTAGGGCTTAAATTTTGTGGTAAAGTTTTAAGAAAATCTATATATTTTTCCCAATCTGTGTGTCCCATTATATTATGTAATTGAATTTTTGCATATCTTGAATATACTAATGTTTGACCAGCCATTGGAGATTGTGTTTCTCTTCTAGAGAGCATAATTGGCTCTCCATCTACTTTAGCAGTAATATAATATGAATTACGAGCTCTTTCAGAATGCTCTACTATTACTCTTTCAGGTTTAACACCTAAAATTCCAAAAAATTGCTCAGCATTTCTTTTAGTTATACTAGATAATATCTTTTTTTGTAAAGCATTATCCCAACTAAATACCTCAGCTTGACCCTTTGTACTCTTATTAATATGTTTAAATTTACCTAACTGTAGGTTAAAAGCAGGTTTATTTATACCAATTTCGCATAATATTTGCTTAAAAGTCATCATCTATTTCTACTCCTGCATCATCTGCTTTTAGATCTGATTCAATATCTCTCATAGATTGTTCTACCCAATGTTTTTGTTGAGAAGTTAATCTATTATTAAGCATATTTTCAATAAATATTAAAAATTCGTGATCATCCAATTTATATATTTCTGTAAATAGTAGTTCTCTTATACGAGGATCATCATAGTTACTATTTACAAATAAATTATTAATAGCATCGTATATAAACTTGCCATAACGAGTGTCTTCAGGTTCATTGTCTAGTCGATCAACATGTTGAACAATTTGTTTATTTTTTTCTTTGTCAGCTCCAAATCCTTGTAATGAAACTATTTCATATAATCCTTTTACTATTTCATGGACTAAATAAGGAAAACACAATGCACGTGCTGTTATAGTTAAGACCCCAGTTTCAGCGTCAAAATCAGCATCTGATGATCCACCTTCTTGTTTCATCCCATTAGCTAACATGGCTAACATCATAGCAATGGCATTATCATCATCAAATACTCCAAAAGTAACATTCAATAATTCTCTATATTTTTCTAACAGACTAGGATCAATAGCATCTAGGTATTCTCTAAACAGTAAAAAAGTATATGCTCCTCTTACAGACGCTCCTTGTGTAATACCGTTAATTATGCGACGTTTAAAATTTTCAGGCATTTCATCTCCACCTTCAATTTTTTCTCCGCCATCCATATCAAGATTTATTTCTCCTTGATCTACAATTTTAGCATCAATTTCTATACCGGTATAGTCTATTATGGGAAAATTATCTTTAACAATTTGAACTGCTATCATTTCTAACTCATCTCTATATTCATATTCGAATTCTACAAGTTGCTCCAAAAGTTGCATATTAGTTACCAATGCTTGTCGCAATGTTTTATTACCCCACATTTGACGTAAAGATTCACCAGATTTACCTTTAAGTGAGGCTATGGTTTCTGGTGAAAATATTTTATCGTATTGAACTTCTTTTAAATTCATTTTCCTTTTAATTTTTGATAGCGTTTAGTAATAGCATTAACAATATCTGCTTCTTTTAACCCAGCTTTAGGTCTAGTTTTGGGAGCATCATGAGGTGGTGTTAAAGGGCGTCTTACTGGTGGATTTTTGGGTTTTGTTCCCGGAGTAACTTTAGGTTTTGGTTTTGTTGTCGGTTCAGCCATTAACTCGTTAATCGCTTTACGTACTAATTGGCGTAATTCTTGTATATTCATAATTATTTTAGTTCATGTATATAAATATCGAAAAAAATGGACTCCTAAGTGAAGTCCATTAATACATTAATATTATTATTATTATGATTCTAGATCATCATCTGATAATGATGCTAATCTTGCTTGAATATCTGGAGATATGCTTCTACCTCTTTTTAGAGTACCTAAAGCTCTACCTTTTATTTGTTCTAATTCTTCAGGTTCAAATAATGCAACTTGTTCAGGTGAAGGTTGGAAATTAGGATCTGTTTTATACCCATTATAAATTTCTTCTGCAGCAATTGCTTTAGCACTTTTAGGGCGACCTTTAATACCTGATGTTGGTGGTTTTTCTTTTTTAGGAACTACCGTTTCTCCTCTAGTTATTACACCAGCTGCTAACAATTTACCAAATGGTGGATTTATGTGGGCTACTTGTGAATATCCATAAAAATTTGCTATATCCTCAATAGTTGAATTTGGATGTTTTTGCAAATATTTAATAATCATTTGTGTTTTAGATGAGTTTTGCCATTGTGCTTCAACTTTTTCTAAATTTTCTAGATTCCCAATAGAATATCTTGATGCAATACGAGCCATTTCTTGCATTCTAGCCTGAACTGTCTCTTTTATTAATTCTCTAAGTTGTGAACGAGTCATGTAGTATATACTTTATCAATAAATATTGATTCTTTTGAAAAGAAATCAATTATTTGGCTTTAATTTGAGATGGATCTGTATATGTTATAATACGAGGTGTTGAAATAGTGGAAATTTTTATACTTGGGTCAAACTTTCTTTTTAAAAACGATTCTAATTTTTTTACACTTTCCGCATCTGATAAAAATAATTTTGTTAATTTGTAAGATTTAATTGAATAACCACCGTTTTTTAATTCATCTGTAAAATTTATATAAAAATTATCAGCTATCCAAGATCGTAAAGATTGTCCGGGGGTTGGTTGATAAATTTTAGCTGTAGTTTTACCTTTAGGTGAAGGATAATATATTAAAATTTTACTAAAAGTGTCAATTTTATTTGGTTTTGAAGTGATTGTTGCTTTTGGAAATATGCTTTTTATGTATAAAGAATATTTTTCTAGAACTTTTTTATTAGTTGAATCTATTACTGAACGTCTGTAACTTAATAAGTTTTGATTAATATCTGAATGGATATATAATTTCATTTTGTCATAAATAGATATAAGATTAGCCACGTTGATTTCATAAAGTGTTCCTTTATCGGAAATTTTATGCTTTGGAGTTATAAGTTTACGATAAGATAAATCATTAGTCTCTAGCACCCATGAATTAAACGTCATTCCTCTGTGGTATGGAGAAAAAACACGCTCCGGAGATTTGATGTCAATATGGTATAATTTATGATAGTCGGTTGGAATGTTTATACCTATTTCATCTAGTTGAAACTTTTCATAGTGAAATAAATTATTAGCTGGTTTACCGATCCAAATTGCTCCACTATCTTCTATTACAAATAACCTATCTCCATCTTTCTGTGCTTGTCCTAATTCTTCGTTGTATGTTAACAACATTCCTATATCAAATAGATTTTGACTAATAGTATTATCAATTACAGAGTATGAATGTAATTTTCCGGTAGGATCTGGTACAAAATCATATTTTCCTAAATTATTTTTAGCCATAGTTCCTGCTCTAAGAGCTGATGTCCATCCTAATCCTGATACATATGTAATATATTTATAATGTTCTTTTCTCATTATAGGGATAATATTATTTATATTTTCCTGTATGAGAGGATAATATTCTTGTGGTAAGTTTCCTTTGCCTGGTAAAATCACACCAATTTCATTTAGAGAAAATTTATTTCTGGCTAAAACATGTCCATCATTTACAATATCAATAATATCTTGTGGTGTAAGATTATTACCTGATGGTCCTTTTAGCAGATCATATTTAGCTAAACGCATTAATATTTTTATCTGTAGAGATAAATTAAGATCATCTATATCATGGAAAACTATATTAATATCTATACCATCTGGATATTCATGTATAACTTCTCCAACATATTTGTCACTAGATCCATCATCTTCTGGAGTTGAAGATGGTTCTTCAATGGATTTTATTAAAAAGTCGGTATAGTTCATGGAATCATTTTAAATTCACCCGCTTTTACGGGTATTATTAGGCGTATTCTGTCTTGTACAGATACTTTTACTCTACCTGGACCACATACTTTATCAAAGTATGATTGAATTTTTTGTTTTACAATTTTACGTATAGACTGTACAGGTTTGATATAAGTAGATTTAAAATTAGGATCTCTTCTTCGACTAAATTTATCTCTATAATATTCATTCCATCCTAGTCCTATTTTTCTATACCCTAAACCATAAAATTTATATGAATACCCACCTATTACTTTATCAGTATATGCTAAGTTCAGCTGATTTTTTTCATACCATGTTTTCATAGTATCATTTTCATCAGGATCTATAAATGTTTCAGGATATATTTTATATAAAAATTTATTAGGATCATTAATACCTATTTCTTGTAAAATTTGTTCAAACATTATCATGATAATAAATATTCTGCAACATATATTCCTTGTGCACCACTTATTGTAATACCTCTAGCACTTAGAGCATCTCCAACAAAATGAACATTAGGGTATTGTTTTAGAGCTAAATTTTGATAATCAACTAAAGGTTCTGGGGAAAGATACTTGACCTCGGGTATATAAATGCCCCAATCGTTTTCAAATTCAAAAACTTTATTCATATCTGAAATGAAATTAATAATATAGTCTGCATACTTACGACCAAATATGTCATAAACATGAAAAACATCTATTAATTGATAAGCTTTTACAGGTATACCCTCAGATGTTTGTGATGGATATCGAGTAACATTAGGTGAATAGTAAAAACCCTTTTCACCTGCTTGGGATTTTTTAACAATTTCTCGAGAGAATTCGAATGGATTATCAATTCCTTTAATTTCCATTAAAATTCCAAAATTAGTCATATCATTACGCTTGGATTCATCTTTAAGAGCATGACCGTTATATGAAACGTTACCATATGTTTCTTCTACTGCCACATAAGCAGCATTGTTATTAGTACAAAAAGTACGTAATGATACATCTTCAAATTTTTGGTATAATTTAAAATCATATGAAATATCTATTAAACGTTGAAAATATTTTTGTGGAGCTTCGAAACGAACACCAATCTGAACAGATTTTGGTTCGGTTTCTAGCGAATAGTCTTTTATTAATTTTTGGGAAAAATCGATTCCTGATTTTCCTGTTGCATAAATGAGATGGTCATATGGTAATTGAAATGCGTCAAAATATATTTTTTGTTTATTAAAATCTATACTTTTAACCTCAGTTTCCCATTCAAAATTCACTCCCTTTTCAATTAAGTAGTCGTACCAATTTTTTCCTATTTGTACTAGATAATCACTTCCTATATGATATACTGGAAATAATCTTAAATTAAAGTGCGGTTTAATAAAATCTGGTTCTGCTTTTGGGTCAGATTTCAGTATTGAAGATGGATTTGGGTGAAATCTAGTTACCATTTGTATAACTTGATCCATCAATTGGTATGCTTTTTCTTCTCCGCAATATTTTGATAATTGACCACCAATTGCTGTGTGATATGTTAGTTTACCGTCTGAGAAAAGACCAGCTCCAAATCCTCCACACATTACTTCTTCTGGAAGTCTATTATATGGGTCTTTTCCTTTATCTAAAACTGTAATTAGATCCCCGGGGTAATTATTATCTATAAGTTTAGTAACTAAACACATTCCTGCTACTCCACCTCCTATTATAGTTATTTTTGATTTTTTCATTTTTTTATCTATATTTAAATTTAAATCCATGGCATGTTTTTTGGCGACCATTACAACAATCCTTAATTTGTTTATCTACATTTTTTGAAATTAACGGATTTTTTTCTAAAAGAAAATTTTTAGCTTCTCTCAAACAAGGGAAAGATTCAATAAAATTATTATATAAATCAAAACATTCAACTATTTTTCCTTTAGATTCTAAATTTGCTTTAGAAATATTTTTAATATGTTCTTTAGTAAATAGTTTGATCTTACCTTTATTTCCTTTACTTATTTTATCTTTAATTTCTTTAGTATAATATTTTGAATGATCATTTTTATTTAAAGAGTTTTTT